GTGGGGAGAGATTAGCGGAGGCGATTACTATGAGACCGTGACGGTGACGCTCAAAAGTACAGTATCATCGTCAGATAGCAAGCTGAACGGTGCTGTTGTGACCGTCAAGAACACGATGAATGGAGAGACACAGACGCAGACCTGGAAGGGAACACCGCTTGTGTTCAAGATTCCTTCGGTTAATACGTATACAGTAAGTGTAAGTAGCATAAGTGAATATGCTACACCTGTAAGTCAGTCTTACACAGCAGGTATTAGTACAAGTAGAAATGTAATAATGACTTATTCTAATTTACCGCTTGGTATATATATATACGATACAGATGGACACTTTACGCTCTCTGAGAATTGGGATACTGCCAACAATAGCAAGGTTGTAGGTGTATATGTAGGTACAGAGAATAGTAAGTTTATAATTGCTTTAACAAGTCCTGACGAGACATACTATTGGGGAGATACTGTTCAAGTATCTGGAATTGTAACATCTACTAATAAAGAAAATGCAATAAAAGACTATGCAGGAAAATTGAATACAGAAAAGATTATTGCACGACTCGGTACAGGAGCTGCTGCTGCGTATTGTCGCAATTATATATTCAAGAATGGTAATACAGGTTATCTGTGGTCGCTAGGCGAAGCAAAGGATGCTAGTAATAATATTTCTAAAATTAATGAGGCATTTGCTATTATTGGCTCTACTGAATTTGTTGGTGGTTTATATTGGACTTCTACTCAGGGAGACATAGACAACGCATGGGCATTAAATGTATTAAATAATAGGTTTGATTATTACGATAAGGTAGCTGTATATCGTGTCCGTCCCGTGTGCTCTATCTAACACTTAGACTTTGTTATTTTACCACATTTCTTCAAGCAAGAAAAAGGTAGTAATGGAGAATATACTTTAAAACGAAATTATATTGTAATAATATGGTTAAAACATTTGGTGAAGCAGCCGATTTCACGGCTTTTAGGGTGATAGATGGTGACATCTATCGTGTAGCATGGGCAAAGACCATGCAGGTTGAAAAAACAGAGGATGGGCAGGAAAAGGAGTCCTCCTTGTGTGATTACATGCTTGAGCGGTATGACTACAAGCCTAGTATGGAATTTGTCTTGAACGACATCTTGTCGAGTGGAGAACAGGCAAGCATGGAAGAGATTAAAGAGATTAGTGAGGGTCTTGGTGCAGAGCCATTGGAATACATGAAGAAGGCGATGCTTGCCTACATTGAAAAGTACGATGCTTCTTCGTCCGTAAATTCCTTCCTACTGAACGGCATGGAAGTATGGCTCGACAAGGCTACCAGAGTAGGACTGATGAACTCTACCACCATCGCCAAGAGCATGGGACAGCAGAAGACTACGCTCTGGCTGGGAAGCTATCAGTTGGAGGTGGACTGCGACAAGGCTATACAGTTGCTTTCTGCCCTCGAAATGTATGCCCTGGAGTGCTTTAATGTGACCGCTGCGCACAAGAAGGCAGTGAGCGAGTTGGATAATATCGAAGGTGTCCTGACCTATGTTTATAAGTCAGGTTATCCCGACAAGTTAAAGATGGAGGTGTAGGCTTATGTGGTATCTTGCATTTATCTCGTTTCTCCTTCTCGGAGGCTATCTACTGTTGATGGCTTTGCGCTTCGGCATCCCTAATATGGTGAGCGATACCTATTATCAGTTGCAGTCTACTACGGGCAGCGAAATCGCTCCCTTTAAGCAGCCTCGGAACATGGGTTGGCTCTTCTCGCTTATCATGGTTGCGGTAGCCTTCCTTATGCTCTTCTGCCTGCTCGATATGGGCAGGGGCATCCAGTTCCTTGCCTTCCTTGGCTGTGCAGGCTTGTGCTTCGTAGGCTTTGCCCCGAATTACTGCGACCGTGATGCCTATTCCGTGCATAAGACAGCAGCTATCGTGGCAGCGGCAGGTTGTGTAGGCTGGTGTTTGTCGGTATGCTGGTGGATAACGTTCGTGATAGCCCTCCTATATACCATCTACCTTGTTGCCATTGATTTCTTCAATGTAGTAAATAGCTTTTGGTATATCAGTAAGGATGTCAAGTTCCACCCTTGGTATTGGCTGGAGATAGCAGGGTTCGCAGACGTGTTCCTCACGTATTTATTAATGTCAATTATTTAAAAGATGAAGCTATGAAGATAGTAAAGAACAAAATTATTCCCCCTAGAGGTTTCAGTTATGTGAACCTCTTCGGGGTTCTCTTCACACGAAGAGACAAAAAGATTAGTGATGTATCGCTCAACCATGAGCAGATACACACCGAGCAAATGAAGGAAATGCTCTATGTGTTCTTCTACCTATGGTATATTGTTGAATGGCTTGTCAGACTTATCATCCTCAGAGACAGCCATCAGGCTTATCGTGCCATTTCCTTTGAGAGGGAGGCTTATGATAATCAAACCAACCTCACGTACCTTGAGGGCAGGAAGCGTTACCATTGGTTTTCGTATATATTCTAAAAGATAAGGCGGTTTACAACATGGTAGCCGCCTTGTTTCTGTTACCCCACAAAAAAGCCCTGCTATATCCATCACGGACGGCAGGGCTTTGTCGTTTTTTTAATACTTTTTAAAGATTATAACCCCTCATACGTAGAGTACGGGGATATAGCGGGTGCAAAGATACGAAGAAAAACCGAGATATGTAGAGAAAATCGGAGAAATTCAGAGAAAATCAGAGAAAAACAAGAAATTATCTGTAAATTTTCGGGCATGTCCGTAAGAATTATCTGTATTTTTCTGATAAAAATCATACAGATAATAGCGCCTTCCGAAAGAAATCATACAGATGTTGTCCGATGTTTCACGCAGCTTTTTCGTATCTTTGCTTTTGGAAAATTAGATGTGATATTACAGGTATCTTATACGATGTATCTAAAATAAGAAAAAAGGCAGAATGCTGTTTTTCATTTTTTTCATTCGATCTGAATTAAAAAGGGCGAGGGCACTAGTGATAGTCCCCTCGCCCGCTCTTTTCCGCCTTATTGATATATTTCCTCCTTATTCTTTCTCCTTATTAATATCGCTCTGCGTCTTCCCTATTCTTAAACCATATAGACGAGAGATAGCCGTTCTCGCAGCTATACAGCTTAATCTCTATACCGTTAAGGTTCGTATAATAGAAGGTAACCACATCGCTCTTGCTCAGGAAACCATTGATAGTAACCTTTCCGTTCTTCGTGGTGTAGGTAACAGTATGATCGCTGACACTCTCTATCACCATGTGCATGGTGCCATCCTCGTTAAACGTCATGGAAGCCATACATTTCCTCTTCTTTCCATCCTCGGCATTGGTATAGGTAACGACGCAATACCAGGTACCCCGAAGCGCCACATCGTGGTCGGTCTCGTCAGAAATATCATTCAGCGAACTGCCGCATCTCATCTGGCATTCATTGCCGTTGGCGAAGGTTCCCACAATCAGCGGGCGCATATCAATGCTGATAGATACCCTGCTGCCCGTAAGCTTGTTGCTCTCCTGCAGATGCACACCCGAGATAGTCTCGTTCAGCAGATTGCCTATATTGAAGCTTTTCGGAGTGCCCACCTCGAAGCGGGTAGTAAGCTTGTCGCCATCCATCTGCCAGTAGCCGAAGGCAGTGTTAGGCTCTCCGAAGAGACCGCCCGGAGTCCATTGCCCGCTGCCCTCATAGTAAACCAGGTGGTTCTTGTAATAAGAATAAGTACCGCTGGTGCTGTTGATGGTCCATTCGTTGCCGGCAAGATATTCCTTCACCTTAGCCGCATTCTTCTCACTCTCGTCCTCGTTGCTGCTGCAAGCCGTGAGCGATGCCGTAATCATTCCCATGACCACCACTGCAGAGATAGCCATCAGGGAACGCTTCATCATAGTTAGAAAATTCTGTTTCATTTCTTCATTCCGTTTAAAGTGTTATACATTATTAATTATATGAAATCCATCATTCATCCGGTAGCAGCACTACTCCTACCCTTACTTTCTTGCCGCAGTGAGGGCAGAAGGTTTCGGCACGCATCATGCCGTTATCTGTACGCTTTCCGTCATTACCTGTACGATAAATGCCATTATCTGTACGGTTATCGCCGTTTCCAACATGACTACCGATGTCCCAGTAGAGTCGTTCCGCAGCCTCATTTGCGTCTTGTAGCAGGCGTTCAAAAACCTTATCACCATAGCGCCCTTGAATCAGCTTTTCTACCAATTCGTTCACCTCTTCCTTCTTGATGCCAGGATAGGTTCTTTTCACCAAGTCCTGCAATTTCTGCGAGAGCGGAATATTATCATCCTCTGCGTGAGCCAAGCCTTCTTTAATATCCTGCTCCATTCCTCCGTCACGTTTTTCCTGCTCCGCCGCTTCCTCCGCAGGGTCGGGATAGAAGAGGTCGGTGATGTCGCAGCCGATGGCGGTAGCAATATCCTCCAGCTTCTTCACAGTAGGATTGCCTTTTATTACCGAAGTCAAACTCTGAGGAGAGAGACCTAATTTTTCACCAAGTTGAACCTGGGTTATATTGTGATCAGCCAAAGCTCTTTTTATGTCCAAGTGTTTCATATTGCTTTATTTTTATTATATTGTTGTTTATACGGTGCAAAAGTATAATATATTTTTATAATATACAAGTTTTTAGCCTAAAAAATGGTTAAAATAAAGATTTTTATTTAAGAACGTTTGGCAGTTTCGATAAATCTCCGTATCTTTGCACCGTCTAAAAAAATAAAAAACGGAACGTAGAGCATAGAGTATCGAAGCACATGGTGTGTCTCTGATACAGAGGCTGCATATACATATATGGCAGTACGAACTCCCCTGTCTGCGATGTAATGTCGTAGACGTGGTAAGCTCTCTTCTATGCTCGAGCGTTTTTTGCCATTAGACAAGGGGTTAAGGGCGTACTGCCTCTTTATATATAAATATGTGCGCCGATGTCTAATATAAAATAGTAGCATAGTAATGAATGAAACAACCATTACCCTACCGATGGGTAAAGCTGACCTTCAGGAGGCAGCCACGGCAGTAATCGAGCAGCTTGCCACTGCACCACCCGACACTGGGAGTATGAGTCAAGAGCAGTCCATATCCTATAATATGGGCTTGAGCATCCTTTTTGCGTGTTTGCGCTCCACTTTTTAATGAATACCGATGTTTTATTATCCTTAATTCCGCAACACTTCAGTTTAACATTATTTATAATATCCTGAGCAACAATAAGTTGCTCAGGATTTTGCCATGTCAGAATTTTCACTTACCTTAGTGTTGCGAAAAGAAGACAAGCAAAACTCTAATATGACATGGCAAAGATACAAATTAAATCTGAGAAACTCACTCCTTTTGGAGGAATATTTTCAATCATGGAGCAATTTGACTCCACATTATCATCTGTAATCGACTCAACCCTCGGTCTAAGGTGTAGATCGTTCGGTTATCAGTACAGCGAAATCATCCGTTCTCTCATGAGTATCTACTTCTGTGGTGGCTCATGTATTGAGGATGTCACTACTCATTTAATGAACCATCTCTCGCTTCATCCGACACTTCGCACTTGTAGCTCTGATACTATCCTCAGAGCGATAAAGGAACTGACGCAAGAAAACATCTCATACACATCAGATACGGGTAAGAACTACGATTTCAATACGGCTGAGACCCTCAATACTTTATTGCTCAATTGTATGTTTGCATCTGGTCAACTGAAAGATGGTGAGATGTATGATGTTGATTTCGACCATCAGTTCATAGAGACTGAGAAGTATGATGCAAAGCCTACATACAAGAAATTCTCTGGTTATCGCCCTGGTGTGGCGGTTATTGGCGACTTGATTGTTGGCATTGAGAATAGCGATGGTAACACAAATGTTCGTTTCCAACAAAAGGACACGCTGAAGAGGTTCTTTGAGAGATTAGAACAGAACGGACTTACTATCAATCGTTTCAGAGCTGATTGTGGATCATGTTCCGAGGAAATCGTGGAAGAAATAGAGAAACACTGCAAGTCCTTCTATATCCGCGCAAACCGCTACAGTTCGCTCTATAATGACATCTTTGCTCTCAGAGGCTGGAAGACTGAGGATATCAATGGTATTGAGTTTGAATTGAACTCTATCCTTGTTGAGAAGTGGAAAGGCAAAGCATACCGACTTGTGATTCAAAGACAGAAACGGATGGACGGTGTGCAGGATCTTTGGGAAGGAGAATACACATACCGTTGTATCCTGACTAACGACTATGAATCTTCAACAAGAGAAATTGTCGAGTTCTATAACCTTCGTGGAGGAAAGGAACGTATCTTCGATGATATGAACAATGGTTTCGGGTGGGACAGATTGCCCAAATCCTTTATGGCAGAAAACACTGTATTCCTTCTTCTCACAGCACTTGTACGCAACTTCTACAAATTCATCATGGAGAGGCTTGAAGTGAAAAAGTTCGGACTCAAAGCAACAAGTCGCATCAAAGCATTTGTGTTCAAGTTCATCACAGTACCTGCCAAATGGATTAGAACGTCTAGGCAGTTTATACTGAATATTTACACAGACAATCAAGCTTACGGAGAGTTATTCAATACAGACTTTGGCTAATTCATATTTCTTGTCGGTTTTCAACTGCGTATTGCCTCAAGTCGCTTGGTGGGGTAAGGGGATGAAATGGCTTATCACGAGAAATACAGCATTCAAATAAAGCCCCAAGACACCATAAAGACAATTTTGAGTCCAACAAGCGATTTATTGAAACAGTTGCGGAATTAAGGATTATCTAAAAAGTATAGCTTATGTTGTATGATTTTAGTAAAATGAACATAGAACGGACAAAGAATGCACTTGAGGGTAATTACGATACGCATAATAATAAGATACACGATATGTTGAAACGTGTACGTATTACCAGAAGAGTTTTATCTATTCTATTCGTTCATCCCGATTGGAACGAAAACGAGGTTTTCTCAAAAGTACAGGACTCTTTTCGTAAAGGTAGAGGCTCTGAAATAATTAGAGCCATTGACCGTGAGCTATATGATTATTTCAAGCAGAATTGGCTTGATATAATCAAGTTGGAACCTATCACGGAAGGGCATGAATATGATTATTATGCAAAATGGAGTAACAAGAAGCTTACTAAGGATGAATATGTAGCAAAAGCTCGTGCAAAATGGGGTGATGCTTACGATTATTCTGAAAGCGTATATGTAGCGGGATTGTCGCCTATCACGATCCGCTGCATCAAGCATAATCATTACTTTACGGTACAAGCTGGAAACCATATAGGCAAGGCATCTGCAGGCTGTCCTATTTGTGCGCAGGAGCGACTTACTGCCGCCCGTGCTCTTCAGCACGAAGAAGCAAAAAAGCGTCGCGCCTTGAAAGAAAATTCAATCATGTCTCAGATAAAGAAGATAAGAGCGAGTAAACCAAAGAAAACTTCTCAGGAGATATTTATTGAAAAAGCAAAGGCAAAATACCTTGATTATGATTATTTTAAGGTTGAGTATAAAGGTCGTGATACGGCAGTGATTCTGGTATGTCCGAAGCATGGTGAATTTGCGATAAGACCAAGAACCTTACTAAGTAAGGAAAAAGGCAAGCAACTTCATGGTTGTTGGGAGTGTTGCGGCATGAAAAAGCCGGCTTTGTATAATTCTGAAATGTTTAAAGAAGATGCTCTAGCTCTTTATGGCGACAAGTATGTTTTCCACTGGGAAGATTATAAATGTAAGACTTCTCAGATTCGGGTAGAGTGTAAACTGCATGGAGAGCATAAGATTTCTGCTGATGCTATACTACATGGTAGCGCTTGCATCTATTGTAACGGACGATTATATCCTAAAGATTGGATAAAGAACGCAAGGGCGGTTCATGGAGATAAATATATTTATGATAAAAGTAAGCCTCCTCGGATAAAGTCGGATCGTATTCGTTATAAGTGCCCTATTCATGGCTGGCAGGAAACCAGGTATGATTGTCATGTGGACCAAAAATGCGGCTGCCCCGCATGTGCTGGTTATTCTAATATATTATCCACAGAACAGCGTAAGGCAAATTGGGTAAAACGTTGTAAGAAAAAATATAATGATAGATTCGATTATTCGCAATTCGTTTATGTCAATAATGACACCAAAGGACTCGTTACTTGCAAGGAGCATCATTATTCGTACATGATAGACCCATGGATGCACCTGAGAGGTGCAGGCGGTTGTCCGTTTTGTACTGGCAGTGAAGGTGAAGTTCATATCCGTACATGGTTAGAAAACCATCATATTAATTTTGTTCCGCAATATCCTATTCCGAACGAAAATCTATTTTGCAAAAGACAGCACCTTATGGTTGACTTCTATTTGCCGGATTATCGAATGTTCATTGAAATGAACGGAGAACAGCATTATAAATATATAGCCTATTTCCATCAGGACTCATGGACGTTTGAAGATCAGCAGATACGTGATGAAAGCTTGCGCCAATATAGTAAAAGACATAACGTAAGATTAATAGAGATAAAGTATGATGAGATAAAGAAGATACCAAAGATTCTTTCTTCTGTATTAATAAAGAACGCAAGCGCAAGAAAATTAGCATAAAATATTCTTTCAGTATAGGTAAGCGTTGAATGTTTACCTATACTAAAAGCTATTGCTTTTGTTTTTTTTAATTATTTATTTTCTCCTCTAACTATTTGTTTTTTAAATAGTTATATTTTTCACTTTAAGTACAATTACCGACTTTCCCCGCACTGGCTTTTGCACGACACACCCTAGCGGAGAATTTAAATAATTGATATTTAGAGCGATACAGCCGCGTATTTTTTCCCGAGATTAAACACCTTCAGCAAGACCGTACCGCCACACCGAGGTGTCTAGGGGTTGCTCCTTCCGGCTGGGTGCCTGAAATATGCCCACCAGCACCAGGAACCGCCCACCGATGAGCACACACCGCCCACCGCCTGAACCTATCACCCACCAGCACCAGGAACCGCCCACCGATGGCACACACCGCCCACCGCCTGAACCTATCACCCACCAGCACCAGAAATCGCCCACCGTTTTCTTTTCCCTATATATAATAAGGTGTACACTACATAAAGAGAATAAAGATATAATATTATATTTTTATCTAGATAAACATATATTTTTGTGAATAACTGTAAAAATAAGGATATATATTGTTTTTAAACGTTAAATATAAGGTTATTTCTTTATTTTCTTTGCAAATTATTTGGTGAAATAAAGATAAATCCGTATCTTTGCAAACGTAAAACAGAAACAAAGTATAAACATTTAAAATTAAAAAGTTATGAAAAAGGATTTAGTTATTTCAACAATTGCAGCGATCGCCGCTCAAAATCCAGAAGGTTACACCATTAACGCTGCAACTCTGCAGCCTATAACTTCAGGTTATGCTGTAGCCCTTCATCCTTCATCTATTGCTATCCTGCCCTTGCTGATACCCCAGAGGAGTGCGAGAAGGCAGGCAGCAGACCGCAAGCGCAAGCAGGATGAGGAGATTCAGGAAAAGCAGCGTATCGCCCGAGAAATCAACGAGCGCCGCAAGGAGCTGGCTGCGATGCCGAAAGGTTTCTTTACCGTCTGCCTTCATGCCACCGTCAATTTCTCATATAAATATTATGAGTACGAAGGCTATTCCGAGAACGGCGAGGAGGCATATAAAATGGCAGTAGCGAAGCTGAAGAAAGATTTCGGTGCCCACCTTTGGGATTACGATTCCATTCTTGATGCTGAAATCATTCCCCGTCTTCTCGGTAGCGATATTTACTCGTTATAATATCGGAGATTTTTCACTGGTTTATAGATTATATTCAGCCCTCGACATCACGGTTAAGTCAATTAGTATGAAAGCTATTACGAAAAGCGGAACCGCTTATGATGTGAAGTTCCTAAATACTAAAGACCCTTTCTGTTTATATCTATGCGAGAAGGACGGAAGAATATTATCATGGCAAGATTTTGACGGTCTTATAAACATATCCGGAGAATGGTATCATTGTTTAATGGAGGCCGGAATATCTAATAATGAGGTAATACCGGTTGTTCGTTTGTGTCAAGATGCAAAAGTTGCGTTGGGCCTGAACACCAAGGAAAGGATATGTATCCGTCTCGATTCTACCCCTAAAGAAGAGTTTAATGCTTTTTATAGAGAATTGCTCAAGTCGATTAAAGAAAAAGCAAAGGAACTGAGTTTTACCTACATAGAGTTTACTGATGATTTCATTTGCGGTAGCGACTGTGCGGAAAATTACAGATTTCTTTATTTCAACGAAAAGGCGTTAAACATTCTGAATGCTTTTAAGGCGATAGATAAGTTTGAGGACAGGCTGAAGTTTACGTCGTGCTTTGAAGGACATGATACGACCTATCGTGTTGATAGTACGAATATGGATAAACTTTTTGCGCTTGCTGCTCCAAAACTTAAAGAGATTGAGGAGAGAAAGAAAAAGAATGAAATAAAGAATGAGAAGATCAGAAGAGTTAAAGAGGCTATAGAAAATGGCGCTATCTCTTTTCACTGCGAATCGGCACCACATGACGAAGATTTGAGTGAGGCTATTTTAACCCGTCCTTGCCCTAATTCAGGTTCCTTCACCCTGACACATCGCATACCTGCTGAAGTGTTCTCAAAGATAAAGAAATTCGGTGTATATTACGACCACGATTTCTTGGAGGAGTGTGATATGTTCTGGTCTGCTCCTGGATGGCGTTTCGGGAAAGAAGCTATTGAAACTTTGTTGCGTGATAACTTCAAGGTGTTTGTAGATTACGAAGAAGTTTCTCTGGCCAAAGATTAGGAAACGGAAAAGCTCCGCCCTAAGCCGGAAGGCATCGAGATTGAGAACGGCGGCGATAATGATCCGCTTACAGGTGTAGATTTTAAGTAATAATGTTCAGCCCTCGACATCACGGTTAAGTCAATATGTATGGATGATTTAAATCTTGTTATAGAAGGGTACAATAATAACCTTAACTGTTTGTTAAGCGTAAAATTGTCCGTTGACGATCCTAAATACTTAAAGTTTGGAAAGGACTTTTTCGATGATGAGTATATAAATGATGAAGTCTTTAAATATTTCGACCGTTATTACACGTCTATTTCAGATAAGTTTATTGCCTGGTATCAGCAAAACAAAGAAAAAGCATGGTTTGACTTACGCTTAGGCGATGATGGTAAAATGTATGCGGTAGCAGGCGACTCAGAAGGTATTAAGTTCTTAAACGAGGTAGCCTATATAACGTTAGATTATCTCGACCATGAGATAAACTTTAGTGGTTGCGAGAAGTATAGTTATTGGTTTGATTTTTGGATTGACCCTGATGGTGGCATTCTAAAAGCTGCTGACCATTGTCGTTCTTTTGACTTTTATGATGACTTAAATGATGATTACGCATATTATCCGATGGCAGAATATAGCTTCCAGGCAGCTCTCGATGATTTGGTCGCACATAGCGACGACTATCAGAATCCTATCGAGGAGGAGGAAGAAGATGAAGAGGAAGAATAAAAAAGCCCCGACCGAAGCCGGGGCAACCGTGAGCCTTCCGGCTCGAATCTACGATAGTAGAAATTTGGCTCTTTAAGAGCGTTTGAATCCACAGACTTTGAAGAGTCTGACCGTCAACGGAAGCTCTATGTTTCTTTCTATTCCATAAAGGTACGATTGAAATCTTCCGAAGACGGTGCAAATTTAAAAAATAAAATAATACGGTGTATCAATTTACCCGAAAAATTATAGAATTTTAAGTTTTTAAAGCCCTACCGCATCGCGGATAAGCGGAATAAAGATGTTTAAGATATTGCACGCCTTCCTTGATTATCCCTTCTGCTCGTTCGAGTTTCTAAACCTCGACACTCAGGAGCATATATTTGCCTCATTCTTCAATGATCCTCTCTATGAGCTTCTGAAAGAGTGCGGAGTGAATTACGACCACGAGTTAGAAGGGAAGATAATAGAGAAGATTCCGTCCGATTTGCGCATACATACCAGGGAGTATGCCGTTATCAGGGCGCAACAATATTTGGAAGGTTCTTGGCTCTTTCCCTGGCTAAAGAAGAAAAAGTAATATAATCATTCAGCCCTACGCATCACGGATAAGCGGAAAAGATATGGAGATTAATAAAACATCAAATAAGAAAGGTCGCCCTGCAGCAGAGGGCAACGTGCATAAGTATGTGGTGCCTGATGACGTTCACGACTGGATAAGAAAGCATGGAGGCAGCAGATATATCACGGATATTGTACGCGCTATCGAGGCTGCGACCTTAAAGGCGCAGAAACAGCCTTCGTTATAACATCGGTGAAACTTCACTGATGCTGCGACAAAATTATAAACATCAATTTTAATACTTCTAAAAGATTATAGCATTATGAAAAAAGTAATTACATATTCCGTTGCAGCCCTTGCCTTCGTAGGTGTAGCCGTGCTGCTCTTCTCTACCATCGGCGTAGCAGTGTTCTTCCTGCCACTTCTGGCTGGAGCATTCAAGTAGGAAAATATCGCAAGGGGCGCAATATCCTTGCACCCTTTGCGTTATTAATTATAGAATAATTTTAAAAACTTAGAATGATGAAAGATAATGAAGAAATAGTAGCCATTCCTTATAATGATCATGCCATTTTCGTTGATGAGTATGGCATATTGAGTGAGCGTGTTGGTATAGCATGGAAGAAAGACAAAGATATTCCAGATAGATTAGATAATCCGTATTATATCGGCACTGATGACTTCCTGCAGGTGCAAAGGACGACTTTGATGATAACCCAGTCATCGCCCATCGTGGCGAAACGATACCCTTTGAAAATCTATGTAATGTCTTTGGATATACTCGATATATTTCATCACTTATTCCTGATCTAGAAAATTATGATGTTCATATAGATAAATCGAATATGACTGGTTCCTTAAAGGTATTCATAAACCACTGCTTTTATTATGACGGATATTCTGAAGATAAATGTTGGTATTGTGAACTGACGGTAGAAACAGACAAGAAAGTGGTAGTAATGTATTTAAATGAGATTCTACATTCTTTGGCTAGTGGTTTAGAGGATGAGGAAGAGGAGATATTAGAAAAGCTGAGAGACCGCCTAGTTCCTTTCCTGATAGAATACCGCAAGCTGTTTCGTTCTAAGGTTGAAATTGGAGTATTCTTCAGAAAATCAACTTCCTTGAAAGCTGACGACCGCAAAAAGGAAAACCGTATCATCTATGATGCAGAAAAGAAATATCTCGGAACGATAAGGAAATTTGTTAAGGAGGAATTTGAAAAGGAGTGGAACGAGTTCCTGGATAAAGAGTATCAGGAGGAAGCATATAAAAGTAAGTCTTACGAGTGGCAGCAGGAAGCCGCTAGCAAGTATGATATGTACCCGAACCTGACGGAGTAGGTTTCCCTACTTTATTGCATCGGAGAAATATGACTGAGATTTCGCCGATGCAAACAAAAATAGAGCTTTAAAATATATCTATAACAACTTTTAAATTTTTGGCTTATGAGAACTAAGAAGTTTTTTTGCCACCACCTTTGCGATGATGGTAGCGTGCATGATGATGAACTCTTCATGCACCGAGTATGTGGACGAGACAGCGGAGAACGGAGGCAGCCGGCAGGTGGCTGACAAGGCTACGGTGAAACTGCGGTTTACTTCGCCAGAAGGTGATGACGTGAGCGTGAGCCAGTCTGCCTGCCTGACAACTCGCCTACCCTATCATGCGTGCCGAACTTGCTGCCAACGGCAAGTCGATGACCGACCTCTACATCTTTGATTACGACAAGGCAACGAAAGCATAAATACATAAAAACATAAATACACAAAAGCATAAAAGAACGCATAAACGCACGTTTGTGCGTTTATGTATTTATGTATTTGTGTATTTATTGATTTATTTCTTTCTTCATTGTTTTCTTTGTTCATTTATTGGTTTATTTCTTAATTGATTTATTAGTATCTTTGTTTCAATACATCAATCCATACATAAAAGCATTAAAAATATTAAAAACATTTGGCGGTTTAAAATTAAAATCTTAACTTTGCAGCATTAAAACACAAAAGCACTTTTCCAGAAAAGCACAAACGTGCATTTATGCGTGGATGCGTTAGTGGATTTATGGAAAGAAACATAGCTTTCTTTCTTTGAACAAAGAAATGAATACATTAATATATATATAAACGAATTAATACTTTTAAGATTATGGCAGAAACAAGATTAAAAGAAATCCTCGCCTTCGTAAATCACAAGGGAGGAGTTGGTAAGACAACAACCGTACAGAGTTTGGCAACTGGTCTTCGCCGTTATGGTAAAGGTTACTTTGGTAGGGGTGAAGATGGCAAGGAGCGCAAACCTCGTATCTTGCTTATTGATTTGGACCCTCAGTCAAGTCTCTCCTTCCTCTTCGGATGGAGTGAGGCAGAGAATATTGGGAAGCCTACCGTATACGATGCAATGATACAGCAGTCTCCTTTGCCTGTTTACCAGGTAAGAGAGGGCATCTATCTTGCTCCAGCATCTTATCGGCTTATCAATATCGAACCTTTCCTTAATCAGATGCCGGTACCACGCAAGGCTTTGTATAAGTTATTCGGCAAGCCGCTGACGGAAGTACGAGGCGACGAATTGGCTACAGAAGGAGTTTCATCTATCCTGGAGGCTTTCGATTATGTTCTGATAGACTGCCCACCAGCGCTATCTCTGCTTACGCATAACGCCCTGTCGGTGGCAACGGGTGTAGTAATACCTATCCAGCTCGAAATGCTGGCAACGAAAGGTATTGCCGAAATTCTGAATGCGGTGCAGGAAACGCGTGAAGACTTGAACCCTGATATTGATATTCGAGGCTTGTTTATGGTGATGAGTAATGATCAGACGAGAGCCACCAAGCAGTTTAAGGAGTATTTGGGTAATAAGTTCGATGATTACATGTTCGACTCGTATACCCGTCGAGATACGAAGATGGTAGAGGCACAGGCTATCAATCAAGATATATTCTCTTATTCGCCTTACAGCAGAGTAGGGCAGGACTATGAGAATTTTACGAAGGAGATTTTGGCCAGCATGCCGGAATAATGATTCATGTTTAACGTTTAGAGATTTACGATTATGGCAAGAAAAACAAAAAATAGTATACATAAGTTTGAAGGTTTGGAAGACTCTCCAGCCATCAAAGGTATAGAAAAGATTTATGAGGCAAATGAGGAAGCTCGCCAGAAGCGCGCTGCCGAGGCATTGGAGAAACAGCAGAACGGGCAGGGTACCGCAGAGCCGGAACCTGCACCCCAGGCTGAAGCATCTTCGCAGTCTCCGGTTCCTCCTGCATCAGCCGCTCCTATTTCTGCTCCCGACCCTGCACCTATGAGAAAGGCTGGCAAGAAGACGCAGAACGGTATCACCATCTACGTACCGATGGAGTACTATATGCAGATATTGCAGATGAAGATGGAGACGGGTACGCCTATCAAGGACATCGCCCTTCAGGCAGTCATCGAGTATCTGGATAGGCATAAGAACGGATAATGTAGGTAAACGAAAAGTCAGATTTGAAGGTAAACTGAAAAGTGGTTTTGAACCTATTTACCTTTCTGAATCTGACTTTTCGTTTACCTAAAAACGAAGTCTTTAAATAGAAAATTATAAGATTATAGATATTATATATATTAGTAAAATCTTAATAGTTTAGTTTTCAGATACTTACAAAGCTACTGGTAAATGAAAAGTCAGATTTGGGTAAATGAAAAGTCAGATTTAGGTAAACGAAAAGTCAGATTTAGGTAAACGAAAAGTCAGATTTAGGTAAATGAAAAGTCAGATTTAGGTAAACGAAAAGTCAGATTTGATATGAATGAAGATAATGAAAACAAGGGTTTAGCCTGGATAAATACTCCTTTTTCGCTCACGAAACTGGATAAGCAATACACTTTGTTCCAGCAGAACGTGTTGATGCTAACGAGTACCCACCTCCAAAAATTTGTGGATGAGTACTTTCTGGAGAAAAGACAGTTGGGCGACGCTCGTTCTGATTTTCTGTTTGAGCAAGGCGTGGACCATGCTGTTATGAATATCCCGCCTATCAAGATAGATATTCACGATTTCATTACTTATGAGAATATGAGCTATCAGAAGTTGAGAGCGGAGCTGAAGACAAGTATTCTTGATATGGCGGTGAAGAGTACACTGCCCGATGGTAGCGAGGAATTTACGCATATATTCAGCCGAATGCGCATACCGTTATCAAAGAATGGATATACAACTAAGGACGGAAAGAAGGTGGACCGCATACTGGGATATATCCTGCTTGAGATTGACCCGAAACTTTCTAAGCGTGTATTCGATATGGGGCAGGGGTATATTCACCATATATCCATGATAGCAAAGTTTGCCAAGAACGTGAACACTCCACGCGTATATATCTATCTCTTGCGTCAGATAGGTTTGAACCGTAGCATGGATATATCGGTGCCTTTCCTGGAACTGAAGTCTTATCTCGGTTTGGTAGAACTAGATAACAATAAGAAGGAGATTCTATTGAATGAGCTGGGCGAACCGGTTATGAACAAATACCCCAAGTTCTCGCAGTTCAGAAAGCAAGTTCTCGATGTGGTGTGTAGGGATTTGCAGAGAATGGAGAAGTTATCGCAGACGGACATTGTATTTGATGAGCTGAAAGACGATGACATCATCTATAAATCGGGCAAGCGAAAAGGTGATCCTGAGTTTATCAGGTTTCATGTAAGGCGCACTGTAGTTGGTGAGAATCACCTATCTAAGGATAAGAACACCGATATTGCTGCTACTCTGAATGAGCGATATAAACAGAACAGTGTTCAGAATACCGGTAAACCGATAGAAGGTGATATATTCGCTCATGTGCATCAGCCTACGGAAAGTAAGATTGTAACCGAGAGGGGGCAAGGTACCGACAAGTGGAAGGCATTCTGCAAGTTCGTTATAGGCGATGCTGAGAAATCACTGCTTTCCCGCATTTCCTTCATTGGCATGAAGAACGGAAGGTTCTGTGTGGAGTGTAGCGATGATGATTTCGATATGATCCGAAAACTTGGTATCGAGGAGAAGGCTAAGGAGTTCTTCGATTGCAAAGGCTCGCTGGCTCCGGTCTTTTATCGAGGATAGTTCTAAAGGTAAAAAGGTAAAATCGCCTTTTTACCTTTTTTATTTTTAAATATGTCCCACCCATTTCTCCCCTTTTTCGTACCTTTGCATCAGAAACATTAAAAGAAATGAAAACGTATGAAAAGGAAAGAGATTATTCGGCTACTCTTGATTGCAGTAGTGATGATGATGTTTACAGCCTGCGCCTCTTCTCGACGGGTGGTTAGCGATAACCATCAGGAAGTGAAGGACAGCGTAAAGACAGAGCAGACCGACAGCGTGCATAAGCAGGTAGCGGTGAGCGATAGCGCAGCCACGAAGGTGAGCGAGGATAAGCACGTATCTGCCACCTCCGCAGAATCGGGCGAATATGAGGAAACCATACAGGAGAATATCACTGAGACCACCGATTCTTCCGGCAACAAGCAGACTACCACTAACCGCACCACCCACCGCAAGGGCAGCTATAACAGTCAATCATCCTACGATGAGCGTTTACAGCGACAGCAGCAGGAAATCAATCAGATGCAGAAAACTATCGACAGCCTTGCTGTAAGCAACCGCAATGATGTTGGTACCCACTGGGAAGCCACCGACAGCTTGTCAGATACGCAGGAAAAGAATACCGCAGAAACGAGAAAGGCTACGTGGATGCAGAAAGCCAGACAAAATGCCTTTGCCCTGTTCCTGATACTCGTAATAGTCTTATTACTCACCACAATTAAAAAACATACCGACAATGGGAAAGGGAAAATCTAAGCAGCGTGGTTACGACATCGTGGATAATGACGAACAAGCAGAAGTAACGCTGCAGGATTTCGTCATCCCGGCAAAGATAGAAGCCTTCGGTAATCAGTATGAGCCGCAGAATCATTGGACTGACGGTTGCGAGGTATTCAATGATGCCCGACTTCGTGAGTACTTCAAGGCGATAGTCTGTCCGCTGGGCGACCCGCTTTCACTCTATCTGCAGGAGCTAGGCTATAAAGGTTTCCACATGCAGAATGACGAGAGTGGCGAGCCGGTCATCTATTGCAGGGCGAAATAGCCGCCTTCGTTCCCAGCGATTCCATCGCTGGTTCCCCCTCTCAAAAACACAATATTTCGCCGAAAATATACGCAATTTTTCTCGAAAATTATACAATAGATTTCTAATTACTTAAAATACAAGGATTTATGGGTAAATATAAAAGACCTCACTACTATCTGAAGATAGCAGAGGAGAGTGAAACAGGCAAGAAGCTGAAAGCATTTTTTGCTGAGTGTAGTGAAGCAAGCGAGAAGGCGAGAGCCTGGGTAGAGAAACAGGGAGGTGATACCTATTACGAGTCGCCAGAAGGCTTTGCCGGTGGCGTGGCTATGGTAGAGTTCAAGAACACCATCAGCAAGGAAGGTTGGACCAACATTCAGGAGCCTACCAAGGACGGAATGCAGAGCACATCGCTTTTTATTCCAGAAGAGAACAGTGACCTGGAGAAGGAAATGATGGCTCTTCCGCTGGTAAGCGAAGCAGCTCTTATCGCTATCCTGAAGTTTAAACCAAAGATGGCGAAGGACAAGGACGGAAAGGAAGTGCAACTTCCGTTCACCTTCGGCAACACTACGCCTGTGCTCTTTCTGCATCATGGTTTCTATTATACCGATGTGCCTTATGAGAGCACGAGCGATGACTGCCAGGTAATCACGGAGAAGGAGTTCCTTCGCCGAAAGATGGCAGCAGTAAATGAAGGCTAAATTACTATTTTTTATCATATTATATATATTTAGGTCTTAGGTTTTAAGTTTTTAAGGTTAAATTTTCAGCCAGCCGTCCGTGATGGATAGCTGGCTGTTTTCTGTTTACTTCTCGCGGTGAATCTCTTCCGCAACCATGCCATAGCCTGACTGCTGAGAATCAAGGCGGCGGGTCAGTTCGCTGATGAGCTTCTGCTGTTCGCCTATCTGCTTCTGCTGCTCGGCTATGATGTCGAGCATGCGGTTAAGGGTAGTCATGCTGATGTCCGGTTCTGCACCTGCAGCAGGCAGCATAGCCTCCCCCTTATCGGCAGCAGGCAGCATAGCCTCATTCTCATTCATAGGCGCAGAAGCAGCAGCCTCACTGTGCTCTTCCTTTCTCCCGTGTCTATGCTCCGGAGCGCCCCCTTTCCCAGCGATTTCATCGCTGGTCAACCCCGGCACCACCGACTTGATTCTATCCACATCGAGCGGATTGCGCAGGGCACGTGTGCCCAGCTTGCGCTTTTCGTCATTGTCGATATAGCCGCCATCCGGCTCAAACTGATCATTAATGCCAGGGCGCACGTGCTCCATGCCCTCATCGCCCTCTTCCATCTGAGAATCCGCATCTACGATAAATGCCGACAGCGGAACGTGGAACGCATTGCAGAAGCGCAGCAGGGCGATGGTTGGCAGCGGCGACTTCATCCGTACCCAGCTATCCAGGCAGGTATTGCTAGTAGTACCCAAAGCCTTCATGATTTGCTTGTTTGTTATATCCCCGTTTGCTTCCATCCACTTGTCAAGGAAGCTGTAATTATAAAAGTACTCCATATCTCAATTAAATTTAAAAGGTGAAAAACTCTATTCTCTTCATCAGAAAATCAATTAATATATCTTACCTATGTTAAATTCCCCTAATTTTCAGCAGAAAATGTAGGTAACATTTGGTGGTTTTGATTTTATTCTTTAAATTTGCACCAAAATTAAGAAATAAAATTGAAATGACAAAGGAAATTATAGAAAAAGTTACGCAGAATAATACTTCTTTAGAGGTAAATGATATTTCTGCTGATGAAAAGAAGAACTTAGCTGAGTTTTTATCAGCAAAAGGCTTCACTATATCTACTTTTTACCTTCGTTTCTTTCAGAAGGGTTTCGATGCTTGGGAAATCCAAGGCATTAAAAACTGCAAAAAGCAGTTCTTAGCTATACCGGAAGTAGCTAACCTATTATCTAAGTATGTAGAGACCGATGCCCTGGGTAACGAGATTGGAAAGAAAGGCTATCTGGTAGAGGCTGCCTTGACCGATGAGCCAGGTGTGTTTTACACCTGTCTGAAGAAAGCTAACAACGGCCTCTGCATGAAGTTCTTTGCCTTTATGGAAGCGCGGGGCATGAGCCGTACAACAATCATCAAGCGTTTCACCGCCGATGATTGGAAGCCATGGGAGCAGGAAGGAATTAAAGCGCTACTGCTTTTAAGGGTAAAAGGGTAAAAAAGTAAAAAGGTAAAAAAACCTTACCCCTCTCGCTTCTGTTCCCAGCGATTCTATCGCTGGTCTTCTATTTAAAAATTCATAATTACAAATGATAGATGTAACTGTTGATTTGGAAACCTGTTCGCTTTCTCCCACCGCAGCCGTAATGAGTATCGGCGCGGTGGCGTGGAAGCGCTACGGTAAAGAGTCGCCTTTCTTCGATGAAGGAGACGGCGTTTTGAGAAATTCCACATTTTCTGCCCACGTTGACCTGCGAAGCATGTTCCTGAATGGGTTCACCTTCGACCAGAGTACGGCAGACTGGTGGGCAAAACAGAGTGACGAGGCAAAAGCCGCCTTGCTCGATAGCGATAGCGACGAGTCGCCTTGCCAGCCTATTGATGTGGTAGTGAACGACCTCTTCGGATGGATAGAATATATCAAGAAGAAACTCGGTGATGAAGACCTCTGCCTTTGGGCACAGGGTACCGACTTCGATCCGGCTATCCTGAGATATATCTGTTACAAGCTGGGCATCAAGTTCCAGATTAAGTTTACCCAGTTGAGAGACCATCGCACGTTCTATCTTGAACTTGCGAGAATCATCTGGGATGCAGCCGAGCCAAACGAGGAACGTTTCGACCTAGACAAGGCTTACGCCCTGACTACAGACTATAAGGACATCGCCGATGAAGGTGCTGCACATGATCCAATCTTCGATTGCAAGCGAAGTATCTACTCCACCTGGCAGATGATGAAGAAAATAAGAGAAGGCTATGCCAAGGCTATTTGATTTGCCCTATATCCCCAACCGGACGGGCATACAGCAGAAGCATAGGAACCTATCCCGATACAGAATGCTGCATCGCTTCGCCTATACCGAGACGATGAGCGGACTGAGGGATGATATTCCTACCCTTCTCTTCTACGCGCCTTTTGCTCTGCTGAAAGATACCTGTGAGTATCTCTGCAGGATGATGACGGGCAGCGTGGAAGATATGATTATCACGCCTTCGCACAGTTGCCGCCGCAAGAACGGCAAAATCTATTGGAGGCAGGAGGTGCAGATTATCGGTCTTGATACCGATTTCCTCACGATGGAAAGTCTCTCGCAGATGATTGTACACCGTATGGAAACCATCTGCAACTGCAAGATAAGGCATTATCGCCTGGAAACGTTCTTGAATTTATAAAAACGAAAAAATATGAAGAAATAAACAAAGATATTTTGCATGACATCATGCAAACTTCGGTACGATACACACTTCGATTCCGACTTTATTTTATTAGACAACCGAGCCATCGGTTAAATGGCAGGAAGACCGGACGGGCGATAGATGGACTTGGAAACATTCATCGCATATCTCATACCCGCAACATCAAGAAGAAAGGGATAGTCTGATTAAAAAGCCTGAGAAACCCCCATCGGACTGTAGTTGCGGCATCTTCAAAAACTTGGCGTGTCGCCCGAAAGGTCTTCTTTTCTTTGAAACGTTGATATAAAGAGAATAGGGGAGGCAACCTCGGAACACTCTTATGCAAGGGTAGTGGAAGCAGCAATGCTCCACGACTACGTTGTACACTGCATCTTTGCGGGTGCTGGAAAGACGCGGGGACCGCTTCACCTCTGCGTCTTGGCGTTAAGGAATATTCAGCGGACGGGTACCACAGATTTACAAAAGCTCCGACCGCTCGCTCCGAATATAAGCCGGCAAGGTGTAAATACTTGAAGTTTTGCCTACCCTTCGCGCCCCCGTTCCCAGCGATTCCATCGCTGGTCAATGGTAAAGAGTGGTGCCTTCCCTTTCTCTTTTAACTCTATAAATACTCTTTATATAAGATATGTTATTCCATCCTATACTTAACCAGCTAGCCAATCTCGACATGGCTTTCCTCGTAAAACCTGCCGATGAGCAGCGCATTGAGGGACAGACAGCCTGTTTCTGTCCGTTCTGCCAGAAGGAAGAGGCAGACGATGGCGAGCAGGGCAAAGCAAAGCAGACTCCTCACCTCATTATATATAATAATGAGCGGGGCGGCATGTATAACGGTGTAGGGGTGGAAGACAATTCCAAGGCAGAGCATGGTGCCCTGCGCTGGATGTGTACCAAGACCGGCAAGTATGGCTACGGAGCCTTGGAACTCTATGCTGCCATGCGCAAACTTCCGATGCACGGAGTCAGTCTGCTGCGTCTGTGCCATGACCTCATCGTGAGGGTATATGGCGACAACGAGAAGACGAGAGCCAAATGGCCTATGCTCTTTGCTAAGATGGACTATCGAACTATTGCCGCACAGACGATAGAAACTTTCTCATTTATGCCAAAAACTGATTTCAACCCCCAGGAGCTTGCAGCCCTGGGGTGCGAAGTCACATCTGTAAAAGGCATTCCGCAATACGGTTTCGGAAAGGACTTCAACACAAGAATGCTGAACGAAGATTTCCGCATCTATGCCGTGGACCAGGTAACGCTACCTAATGTTGTGAGAAACGGGCAACTGGTAAGCGAAGTGATTTATGGAACGCCCTGGAATCCGCTGTTCGTCTGCTTCGCCACAGACGTGATAGCCCCGCAGGGAAGCTGCGGCTGCTTCTTCCGTCCGGCAATGCAGCAAGACCCCATTGTCTTCTCCACCTGCGAGGATCACAGCGTGAGGAAGGTGAGTAAGTGGCTGATGGGTGATAAGGTTTTCACCTATGCGATGGACCATCGGAGTAACAACTCTACTGCCGTTCACTCGGCAATAGAAAAGCTGCAACCCGATGAGCCTTATACAGAGACTAAGGAGATATGGGTGGAGAATGAAACGAAGGAAGGAGCGCCGAAAGGTACTTATCATAGTGAAGAGGAACCCATAGAAGTGGGCGACATCAAGGCTCAGAACATCGTTTTCTGCCGAACACCGGAAGACGCATTGAGCATCTATTATGCTATGCGTTCCCTGCGTCAGGATAAGGCGCAGGATAAGCATTTTCAGAAATACTGCTGGTACCACGTAGCCTTCTCGCTAGGCAGAAGAAACTTCTGGTATATCGAGCGTGGGCAGTGGAGACAAGAGAAACTGGATTTCAACGCCGTGCAGTATCAGAAAATGAAGCGATTTGCCGAAAGGGTCATTATGATTTACCCTAATGACATCGTCAGCCAAAGGGATTGTGGAGCCATCGCAACCAAGTATTGCGATATTTGTTATGCCACGCTGCCCGACGGCTTCAGAAGCAGATATAATCAAAGGTGGAACTGGTTGTACGGTTGCTCTCCAAGAAGCGTGAGAGATTATCTGATGTGTTACCACATGGATGATGCCGACAACTTCAAGTTCGACCACGATATAAGGTTGCCGCTATATTCGAGACTGCGAGGAGCCAACAACACGGACCCATTCGAGATAGAATATCCTCGTGATCCGAGAAGCGGCAAACCTAAACCGCCTACCTGCAAGGTATCGCCTACCAAGGTGTGGCTCTTTATGACGTGCCACGGATATTACAGAATGATAGACCCTGAGAGTACCGACCTTGTAGGTCAGTATATCCACCTGGATAGATGTTTCGTGGAATACATCGACCAGAAGAGTATCATTCAGGCAACAAAAAATCAACTCCTGCAGTTTACTGAACAGAGTTGGCGGCATAATGATCAAGAGCGCAAGATGATGTCAGACTGCGCGAACCTGATAGATAAGAATTTCAGCGAAAAATCGGCTGGAGGTTTGCAGAGCATGGTGATAGACTTCACCGAGAGTTTCGATGCGCATACGGAGTATTTCTTCTTCCGCAATGTAGCGTTAAAAATTACCCCCGAAGCTATCACGCCAGTCAGTTACGAGAAGCTGAATTTCTTCATCCCAGCCCTGGCAAAGAAACCGTATGATTTCACGATGAGGGTTTTCAATCCTCCTTTTGTTATCAGCGAGAGCCAGGAATATAAGGAAAAAGTGGCTGCCATTGCCCAAGAGGAAGCGCAGGTTAATGAGGATGGCTCACCAGTCTTTACGAGAGCCGAAATCGACCAGAAGAAGAAAGACTTGGATGAATGGTCTCATACCTATCAGTGGCACGTAGATTGGCAAGGTAAGCAGGAGAAAGAACTTTGGGCACCGCTCCGTGTTATCAGAGGCTGTTCCAACGTATTGTGGCGAAGAGAACGTGATGCGATTCGTAACAAGGAACCTCTTACCAAAGAAGAACAGGCTATCATTGATTCTCATTTTGCCAACATGATTTCCTGCATCGGAAGAGTGTGCTATCGTTCTTGGGCAGATATGACAACTATATGCCCATATCTTCTGGAAGATGAAGTGAAGGATGAGAAACAGGCAAGTGGTGGTACGGGAAAATCCATGATGATTAATATCCTCGTCAACTCGGCCGTAAATGTACTGCATATAGACCTGAAGAAATACAAGACAGAAGACAAAGCGCAGTTTGCGCTTACTGATATTCTGAAGTATCCTGGAAAATATAGGGTAGTGCATTGGGAGGATAAACCATCTAATTTCTCGGTGGAATACTTCTATAATATAGTCACATCAGGTTCGCAGGTTGAACGGAAGTTCGGAGATCCAATATCACTGAATCTGGATAACTCTCCTATCAATGTCATATCAAGTAACTCACAGCTGAATAATGCGGCAGGTTCTACCGCCAGACGTTTTCCGCTGGTATCGTTTTCTGATAGATTTGCAGGAGCCAATCCGATGCTGCATGAGTTGGAACGTTCACCTAAAGACTTAATGAAAAGTCTTGCAGATTCTCCCGAGAAAATAGCTGAGCGAGACCGCAATCAAATCATTTACATCTGCGCTCTTGCCGTCCAGTTCATCATGCGCTATCATACCTTTGCTATCGCCCCTCAGAAGAACGTTCAGCGAAGATTGATGGTAAGGGAAATGACCGAAAATTCGGTGAACTACTTTGAGTGGTTCTTCAGTCGCAACGATGTCTATGGAGTACCTATCTGCGCAGACGACATGTTTAGTGAGTTTATGCGAGATTGGTCTGATGCCAGCGAGGGCAAGAGCAAGGAATATAGCCGAGCTACCTTCAAGAAGAAAATCAGGAAGTATTGCGAACACATGGGTATTACCTGCAATCCTGATAATCTCTTGGTAGGTGAGGACAACAAGCGCCATGGCTGCTTCAAACTCCGTGCCTGGGTAACGGAGGAATACTTCGTAGGCAGAGAGTGGGAGAATGATGATAGCGTCGAGCCGAAACTCATCCGCAGGGTAAAGACGAGCAAGCACGTCTATTTCTTCTTCCGTAGCGGTAAGGATCATATTCCTGAAAGCTATGACGAGTTAAAGCGGATAGCGAGAGAATACGTTGAAGGTCCCGACCCATTACCTTATCGTGATGATGATGGCAACATCGTCTCCCTCACCCCAGAAGAGGAGGAACGCTGGAAGGCTTTCACCTCCCGCAAGCAGGGCAGAAGGCAAGCTATGCCAAACGGTAGCGATAGCAGCAATGCAGCAGCTACCGTAGACGAGATAGACAAGAGCACCCTGCCGTTCTAGCCTCCGTCCCCAGCGATTTTATAGCTGGTCCGTAAACAAGAATATAGAATTTTTATAAAAATAAAGCAAAATGAAAATACAAGCGCAATCATCCCTCTTGCTTCGTCAGGCTCTGCAGAAAGCTGCGAAGTGTATCGACAGCAAGACAACTATCGCCATCTTGAGCAATGTGCTCCTTACGCAGCGCAAGGAAGATGGTCAGTTCTTCTTCGTATCAGCCACCACTGATTCAGAACTTACTATCCCTGCACCTCTCAGTATCGTAGAAGGCAGCTTCAAGGAAGATGTCGTTCTGTCTATTACATCCTTGTTATCACTCCTCTCTACACTTCCTGCTGACTGCGTAGTTACCATGGATCTGTCTCAGGATAAGGAGCGCTGCATGAATATCGAGTACTGTACTCAGAACGGCGAAAATGTAAAGAAGGGAAACGTCAGTCTGGTTTATTTCAGTGCCGAGGGTTTTCCACGTGCAACTCAGCCTGACGATGCCAGTCTTCACATCTCTCTTCCGATGTCAACCTTCAGCAATGTGCTCGCTCATGCTGGCAAGTTTGTAGGCAATTCAGAGCTTCGCCCTATTATGAACTGCCTGTGTATTGATGTGGCCGAGGACCGAAGTGAGGTTATCTTTGTAGCATCCAACGGTCACGTCCTCATTAAACTGATCCATACAAACAATCCGGAAACGGGAGGCAGCAACTTCTTCCGTAGTGGAACACCTGGTAAGATTCTCGTAGAGAAATCATTCTTCAAGACCCTTTTCGTTTTTGATGACTGTGAGGATATTGATATTGAGGCAAACGAGAGTATGGTGCGCTTTACATCAGGAGATGATATTACTTTTGTCTGCAAAAAGATGGCAGGTCAATACCCTAATTACAACTCCGTGATTCCTCGCAACAACCCTTATAAGGTTACAGTAGATAAACGTGAACTGGCAAGCGTAGTGAAGCGTGTGGCACTCTTTTCTAGCGAAAGCAGCAATCTTATCGTTCTGAAAAAGGATGGCATGTTCCTCGATATTACTGCGCAGGATCTCGACTTCAGCATGGCAGCCAACGACCAGGTGCTTATCATCGACAGTAATTGCGTAGAGGGTCATCGCATTGGATTCAAGGCAAGCAGCATGCTCGATGCCCTGGCACCTATCCCAGATGATACCGTATGTCTGCATCTTGGCGACCCTTCCAAGGCGGGAGTGATTACCGCCAACGACTCATCGCCTAGAGCATTAACCCTGCTCATGCCGATGATTATCAATGATTAAACTTACATCGAACGAATAAGATAAGATTATGGATGATACATTGCTCTTTATTCCTCCCTGCTGCGTGGATAAAAAACTGCCCAAGGCCGTGATGCAGGCACCACGGCGGGCGTTGAGTTTCTATACTCACGGTGATGTGCTGGTGGATAAATTCTTCCACGCTGTCGGATTTATGGCCGATACGACTCCGAGCCGTGAAACAAAGAACCATTTCTGCGTGATGGTGCTGGCGATGACCGTAAGCAGGACTTCTGCCACCGGTTATATCATCAACTACCTGCAGACTTGTTTTGAGCGTGAATGGATCACTCACCTGGTGCTCTCTACCGACAAGAGCGTAGAGGATTGGCTGGATACCCATCTGCAGGAGTATAAGGACAGAATCCTTTATGTGAATCATAAGGACGTAACCGTACAGACCTCGCACATGGTTCTTTACAACGAGGAAAAGGCTTTTACAGTAGCTGGCCCGATGCTCGATACGCCAACGGGCAAGCTGTCGCATTATTCGATGGTACTCTATCCTGACTATGCAGCCTGGGATAATTCGTCCGACTGGTCTAACCCTTTAAGGAATATCTGTTTACCCGATATATTGCGACATCGGCAAAGGGTGGCCAAGGAGAAACAAAAGGTAAAGAGCATTATCCTGGACCGTTTCCTGCATGCCCAGATGCCTCCTTATCCGGAAGACAAGGAGCAGGAAAGTCATCGTGACTATCACGACTTCGGTGATCTTGTATAAGCATTCATCAATAAATAAATAAGAGTTATGGCAAGATATACCCAATCTTATCAAATCCTTCGCCAGTTTTGCGAGAAGTGGCAGTGGATAGACCCACGCAGCGGTCAGCAGGTAACTGGCTATATTCATCCGCAGACAGCGAGGAAGGTAGAACGCAAGCCGTTCTACATCAAGTTCCTTACCAAGACCGGACACGTAGATGAAGGTGAATGCGTCTGTCTGAAGGTAGATGTTCTGCGTCATCAGAGAAAAGTGCAGTTCGTCAACAGCGGAGAAATCCGTGTGGTTAACGATATTCTTGTACTCGAAGTAGATGGCACCAGGTTCATCACCCATTAATGATAATTCTTCATGTTTTAATATTTAGAATAGATTTTTAAAACTCTAAGCTGTTCATCTTTTTAGGTGAAATTTTTGGAAATGGTTATTACGTCAGTCCCTTTAGCGAAAGGTAAAACCGTGATACTATGTGTAATTCAAAGCAATGTAGGGTCTTTTACTCATTTTCCCTATACCTCCCCGGTGCGTGAGCATAGGGCGCTTTTTAATCAGAATATTCATTTTTAAACAAGATATAGATTATGGTAGAAATTCCCTTTTTAGTAAGAATCGCTCTTATCCTGATAGGGGCAGTTCTCGTAGCCTTCATCTTAAAAAGGCTCAAGCGAAAAAAGGCAGTAAATGCGTTAAAAGATCTAAGCGCCTTCACTGCTTTGTTAAAGGATTGGGAGCGTTCCGGTCTGTTTCATTGGCAGGTGAAAGGCAAGACTCTTTTGCTGGAGCAGAGCCTCGCAGTCTCCATCATGTCGTTGGGACCTGAAAAATTTAAGAAGTTTCTTACTCTCTTAGCGCAGTTTAAGAATGCCGAGCTGATAGGTAATGCCTACGAACAGCAGCGCATAGACCTGGAGACCGCAGCCGTGCGCAAAGCACAGGAGCAAACCAAGACTAAGCTTACTGATGCTGATATACAGCGCATCCGTCAGAATGCGCGCGAAGATATGCAGCACATCGATATGAAGAGCATCCTGGATGCCATTCATGAGTTCGACATCATGATCATCCGCAGCAACGCTATCTCTTCAGCGGATGCCACCGAGGAAGGAGGCCAGCTTGTAGCCGTAGGTCATTTCGATGGCAAGAAGGTGGAAATGGCAATGTGGGACGAAATCAAGAATGATCTGAAAGAAGAAAAATGAAACAGATGAATATCGTAAAAGAGAGCGATAACCTCTATCACGTTTTCGTAGGCGATAAAGATATGTGGCTCTCACGTTTGGATATGATAGAGCTTAGACGTGCTATTTTCCGTTTGGCTCTATAATAAAAAGGTATAGTCGTAAAAACTATACCTTTTTTAGTATCTAATATATAATAATTCTTAAATTTAGACCAAATTATAAATTAAATAATAGCTAACCTATCATTGTTTGAAATATTTTTGTATCTTTGCAACCGAAAAGATAGGTGAGATATACTTTTAAAATTAAAACAAGATGATTAATTTCACCCATTGTTTACAGAAGCCTGATGCCAAGCCTTGCTGGGTATGCCTACACGGCAGGTATTGCGTCGGCGGATTGTACTGCTGCAAACGGAAACGGTATGTACAGTATCAGAACACCGCCGACTGCCCGGATAAGGAGATGGAGCAGGTTAGTTAGTAACATATATAACAAGGTAAAGATATGGAAAAAGAATTTAAAGCCATCCTGCTTACCAAGGAGTCTTGGATGAATAGCCATCTGAGCGTAGCCAAGTATTCCGGAGGTGTGCAGGTTACCGGTGAAGGTGGTAAGACGAGAACCCTCCTCATCGTGAATAAGGAGGGTAAAGATCTGACCCAGGCAGGCATTTCTGAAGGTGAGCCAGCCGATTTGGTAGATAAGGAGTTCATCCCGCTCTACAAGAAGCTGGGCAGAACTTTATTCATCGGGATAGTTCAGGCAAACCCTTTGGTTTCCCGTAAGGAGCTGAAGAAAATTCTCACCCAGGCTGCCGATGTAAAGAAGAAGGGTGAGGAAGCAGAAAAAGCAGCAAGAAAAGAAAAAGAGAAGATGCAAAACCCTTCGCTTTTCGATTAGGGGATTTAAGTTTTAATACAATTAAAGATTTATAGAGAAATGAGAACATTAGAAGAATTTCAGAAAGAAGTCCTTGCCCCTTTGCGCAAGGAGAGAGATGACAAGCAGGACGCAGCGAGAGAAGCTCGCTCTAACGCTGCTGCTGAATATATGCAGGCAAAGAAGAAGATTGAGGAAAATGAACATGCCTTCAAAGAATTACAAGAGCAAGTTCTGGAAGCGTTCATACACCAGCAACTCATCGACCGAAAGGCATATAAACTCCTGCTGACCGCCGAGCGTACAGATGCCTGTGCTAAGTATGATAAAGCCAAGCACGATGAGAAGATAGCAAAACGCCGTGCCAACGAGGAGTACATGGATAAGGTGGGTGTCGCTTTTGCCCGATATAACAATGATCGAGTAACTGCAGGCGAGCAGCCTATATATTACGAAAAGAGTCGTGAAATCCTAGTCGAGGAGCGTAAGGCAGGATATAGTGAATATGGCTGGCCGTCAGACCCAGCACAGGGGGCTGAAGTATAAGCTCATAACAAACAATAAACAGCAATAAAAACATGAACACGAAACAACAGAATATCCTTCGCGCTCTATTGAAGAAGTACAAATTCAAGAGTGTGAGCAATGTGGTCCGTCAGGCACTCGGAATCAACTTTGAGAACTTCCTGCAGAAGACTGAACCCCTTTACATCATCCCTCGCATCGCCTCCTGCTACACTGATGAGCAGGATAAAGCAAAGCTGAACGGCATCATTTACAAGGAATGGTTGAAAGACGTAGTAGAAAAAGCCTGGGTAGCCCCTCTCAATGAATACACCGAGGAGCATGGCGAGCGCATCGTTCTTTCTGCCATCTACTACCTCATAGACAATGGCCTGTGGGAGTCCTATGAGGGTCGCCTTGCGCTCGATGCGCAGGAAGATAATTACTATGATAAGCTGGGAGATATGCCTTCCGCTATCGCCATGGTGCAGGAACAGCAGCAAGCCGAGGAGAAGGCAGCAAAAGAAAAGGAAGCCGAGGAAGCAGCTAAAGAAGCCGCTCAGAAGTCTGCCGCCGAGACAGTCGCCTGTAAAGCCTCCGTTCCCAGCGATTCCATCGCTGGCCAAACCCCCGGCTATACCCTCACCGCCGACGAAGCCGCAACCCTCATCGCCACCACCTCCGAAACCTGCGCCCAATTAAAGCAGAACATTGAGCGCCTGTTCGATTTCGTCCATACCGCCACCGATACCGATGCCTTGCGCAAAGAGATTGCCTCTCTTCAGCAGCAGCTAGCAGACCAGAAATCCCAGCATCAGAAGGAAGTCGATACCCTGGTGCAGCAAGCCGCCGAAGCCGATGCCACTATGAATAAAGCCAGCGATTACATTGCCAAGCTTCGCCAGCAAGCCAAGGAAGCCCAGAAGCAGTATGACGAGCTGAATGCCAAATACAAGAAAACCCTCGATGAGCGCGATGATGCCGACAAGGAGTTGGAAACTTACAAGAAGCTTCTCGAAGAGGAAGCCAACCGTGAGCAGCTTCCGAAGAAGAAGGTCATCCCCTACAGCGTTCTTGATGCCGTCCCACTCCTTGGAAAGGGAGTAATGACCGGCCTGGTACCCGTCCTCGCCAAGTATAACATCGTGGTAGACTATAACCGATAGGAGGCATAGCGTATGGAACATAGAATAATTGATATGCAACTACCTCTTCCAAAAGGAGATTATAAGGACCCTATCGCATTGGCACCTACTTTCTATGGCGAAGAATATACGGATAATACAGCATATCTGAAATTCAATAATGCCATCAAGCGCATGTCTGAGCCTAGAGAAGTAGACAGCACTGAAGCTGATGTGGAGTTCGTTACTCGTAGTGATGCCGGCAGCGTCTATGCTGTGGTATATCATTATAATGATGAAAGGGTAGAGTCGGATATGCTGGTTAAGGCAAGAAACGGTTATTGGGCATTTCATCGTGCAAAAATGCGTTTCCATCCTAACTTTTTGAATGCCTACATTCCGTCGATATGTGGATATAAACGTCTTACTGAATTACAGATAGCGCAAGAGCTTGCCATGGTTCCTGTAAACGTGAGTAAGATGATGATTTCTGGTAATAATTCTTTAACTATACACCCAGGAGGCATCAATGTTACCAGATGTAATTTCAAAAATGGCGATTTGCTTGCCATTGAGGAGATTGACTTTATTGCGTATGAGAATTTCAAACGTGACGAGATCAAGGATTTTTATCACGGAGTACTCAAGCGATATGTATTCAATCAGGACGTGAATATCGAAGACTTCTCTGAAGAACTGGTAAAAAAAACCGTAGATGAGAGTCTTGATAGATTGGAAAAGAAATATGGTAAACAGGTAAAAGCAAAATAGTATGGATAAAACAGATTTCGATTATAATTTCTATCTCACCACCCTTCGCACAGCCGATGCGGTAGGCATGACGGTAGTGAAGAAAGATGACCTGGCACGCGTCTTGGCCATCATTCTTAATGAGGGAGGCAACGAGCAGTTCACCTACAGCTACAAACTGATGGTGGAATCGCAGTTTGCCCAGGAGAAATATCATATCCGGGGTGGTGAGACTCCCGACCCTAGATTTGTTCTTCTTTTGCAGCGCTATGTCCGTGAGATAGAAATCTATCAGGAACAGCATAAAGGCGGTTATCCCGACTGGGCAGTAACCCTGATGAAGGACCGCTATGGTATTAAACTCTATAATTGCTAAAGCGTATGGATAAGGAAAAGTTAAAGAAACTCTTCTTTGGTGTTAAGACCACGGTGTCAGATGTAATAACCATCGCTGTAGTGTTTGGTGCAGCCTATCTGCTCTTTCATGCAATCTATACCGATATGAGCAGAGATGAAAAACGCATAAAAGGTAGTAGCATCACCGTCACCTCAAAAGGTCACGAGTACATCATCTTTGAAACCGACAGAGGCTATACCTGTTGCATTCATTCAGCCGCTTGCCCCTGTCAAGTCAACAATCAAAAGAGCGCCCCCGTTCCCAGCGATTCCATCGCTGGTCCAAGGAAATCAAACAGATAAAAATGAAAAATAATGGAAGATAATTTAAGCAAGATAGTTTCAGAGTTCATCGGTAGTTCCGAGGAACTGAAAAAAGATGTAGTTGAAGCTGCAAGAGCAGGTATCAAGAAAGAGATAACGGAGTACTTCACCGGTTATTCATCACCTTTTCGTAAACAGGTGCATGAGTACCTGCAGAAGAACATTCCGATGGCAAGTTTTCCTTTGCCTAGCTATGCCGAGATAGTCAACAAGGAAATTATTGCAGAGATAGATAAGATGGCAGCTCAGACCTGCATTAGTACCTTCTGCAAATCATTCCGTAAAGTTCTATCGGGCATTCCTACCGAGGAAGACGGTACCGTCAAGTTATCCCGCCTATTAGATAAGGTGTATGACAACTGCGAGTTTTCTCAATATGGTGATGGTATCACGCTTGAGTTTGACGATAATCAGGAGTATGGTGCTCCTATTAGAGATGGTGTTCTTACCATCATTGAGGATGGTGAGGAAAGAAAGTTGGATATTTGCCTGATGAAGGTAGAAGCGAAAAAAAGTGAGAACCGATACAATGTTTTCCGTATTCCAACCCAAGGCTTTAATTACGGGCGCACCGCCAAGAGTATTCTTATCAAGGAGAAAGATAGAACTATCGAGATCCCATCCTATGATAGTGTTTTTTCCGATATGGCAGCTCTGCCATTCGCCTCGTGTGTTATCCTGAATATTCCTATCATCATTGATGTAAATGATTATAATCGGGATTTCATAGAAGATTAGTCACCGTTCCCAGCGATTCAATCGCTGGTCTCAAGAAAAATCATTTAAAGTAATAGCACTATGCTCATATTTAAATTAAAAGAAGGTTCTCAGTCTTTCGAGTGGGTGAAGGGCGTGATAGATAAGGAGCGAAAGCAAAGTGTAGAGTATTGCGATCGCATCCGCAAGGCGATACCCTTCCAGATAACCAAAGTCATGGCCTCTTACGTAAACTCCACCTTTTTCCGAAAGGTGGAAATCTACGAGTTTGTTGTTACTCCTGAGGAGTACGAAACATTGGATAAGGAAGTCTGGAGCAGGACTTATAGTGATGATAATCAGTTCTGGGTAGCTCCTAACCTGAATAATGAAGAGGGTAGGGCCATAAAGGAAGTGATGTCTTCATATCATCCAGTTACCAGTCATGATAATATTCTGTATAAGTTAGGATTGCGGGCCATCGTTTCCCGCATCCGTCCTATCCAGCTTGTCACCCATGAGGGTAAGTATTATTTTGTCTTTACCGATGATTTGGTTATTAAGGATAATGATAATAACGATGATTTGGAATTAATGACCGAGGAGGACGCTAAACGTCTTGTCGGTTTCAAGGATAAAATAGTTGATTATAGTAAAAATAATAGCGTATGGATGATAAAATAAACATATTGAAAGAAAAGCTTGGCGAAGACGGTTTAGACCGTCTGGCAGGTTTACCTGATAAGTGCTTTTTCATTAAAAAGGAAGATATAAAAGAATATTCCCACCAGCGTCCTCTTGTTGAGAAAAGCATTCTGGTAGCAGATAAATCTCATTTCATTCCGGTTGACCTCACCAGTGATACGACAACTCAGGCAGAAGAACCAAGAAGAAATTTCCGGTGTTCTTTCACTATGGTAGATAAGCAGAAAGAACGTTATAATGCTCAGATGTTGGTAGTCTGCGTACTGCCGGTATTTGGTAAGTCGCTGTTTCCCGTAACTCCACCTCACCTTCCATTTCGATTGGCTGATGACTACACAACGCTGTATCGCAACCGTCATAACTTCTTTTATGCGGCAATGAGAAATCTCTTCTCCGATTCCTTCTCGAAGAAGTCAGAAGCAGAGCAGTTGTTTGAAAGGCTAGAAACAGCACAGGAGTTTGATATTTACGAAGTATAAACTCCCGTTCCCAGCGATTCAATCGCTGGTCAGCAAAAAGATTAAGCCGCAAGATGCAGGGCTATGTTCCTCTGTCTGAAGTCGTAAGATTTACAGAAGATAGATAAGTATCAATCATCCCTTATGGGATATAAAATAAGCAATAACAATGGAAAATAATATTGGAAAGAAAGTCATCATTCGTGGTGATAGAAGTGGAGTAGAGTTTGGTGAACTCGCAGAACAGAATGGTAGCGTGGTAACTCTGAAGAATGCTCGCCGCCTATGGTATTGGAACGGTGCTGCCTCTTTGTCTCAGTTAGCTATGGACGGAACAAAAAGACCTCAAGACTGCAAGTTTACTGTTACTGTAAGCAGTATCACTATCTTAGATGCCGTTGAGATCATTCCTTGTACGGATAAAGCAATCAAATCTATCGAGGAGGTGGATGAATGGAAATATTAAAAGATAAGATTAAGGAGTTCTTAGCGCTCGATGCCGTTTCAAGCTATGGCCATGGGAGAGCAGATGGTACAGGTTTTGGCTCTTGCGATGGTATGGGCTGTGTTTTAGGTGCTGGTGTACAAAGAAACTATGCCTGCGGTTATGGAACTAATGTTCCTAATGGAGATGGTCGTGGCTGTGGTGTTGGCGAAGACAATGCTTTTGTTGCTGACTATGGCTATATCCCTCACAGTGACAATATCTCTTGTGTAGGTTTTGGGGTCAAGGTAATAAATGGATATGAGGTACATCGTATAGATGATATGCCGACGATCATAACCTCTGTTAGAGGCAATGTTGCACAAGGTTTCATCGTTCAATCAGACTTGCAAATGAAACCTTGTTATGTCGTCAAGGAGAATAATAAGTTTGCTCACGGCGAAACTCTCCACGATGCTTTCAATTCCCTTCAAGAAAAGCTGTTTGATGATAGCTCGGAAGAGGAACGTTTAGATGCTTTCAAGAAGAAGTTTCCAGAGTATGATGTTAAGTACGACAACAGAGATTTGTTTAAATATCATCATATATTGACTGGCTCTTGTAGGATGGGTAGAGAATTGTTTGTGTCAAACAGGGGGCTATCTCTTGATGGCAAAACATCCGTTCGTGAGTTTGTTAAGTTAACTAAGAATGCTTATGGCGGTGATATTATCAAAAAGCTGCCAGGTATATATGGCATTGAGTAACTAATCATCCTATCCTTGGTAACAGGGAGAGGATAAAAAGAAGAGAATATGATGAAAATAAACAAAGAAACAATCCAGAAGTTGAATTCTTTGTTTCAGGCAATAGCTGAAGGCAAGACTATTCAAGTCGAGTCTGGAGACGATTGGATGGATATAGATTTTGGCGGGGAAGGAGTAAATGCTTCTACGCTCATAACGTGTCCCGAATGCTACCGTATCAAGCCAGAAGCAAAGTACCGTTCTTTTAAGAACGCAGAAGAGTGCTGGCAGGAGATGTCAAAACATCAACCGTTTGGGTGGATAAAATGTAAAGAAGGTTATTTTAATATCGTTTATGTCGATGACGACTATGCAGGCTTGGCAGATTCCGATGGTAGCTCCATCCTGCTGGCTTCAAAAAATAGCTATCAAGACAACACTTTTTACGACGGGACGCCTTTTGGTATGAAAGTGGAGGAATAGTTATGGCACTTGAACAATGTTCATATTTGCAGCTTATGCTTCTCACTATATTCACAATATTTCTTATCGTGTTGATGGAGCAGATAGCTGAGTATATTTATTTTAAAAAAGATAGTAGTATGAAGATAAAAATTATTTCAGTTCGTCTTCCCAGATTCTTTAATGGGGAGAGACTTCCATACTTTACGGATGAGGTAAAGTACTTCATCAAGTATAAAAAGCATTGGTGGCAGAGATACAGATACATGAAAGATTTGTTCGGGCACCCCATGAAGTTTGACAGTCAAGAGGAAGCCGAAGAGTATCTGGAAAGGGAAGGTATAGATTATAAAGGAAAAGCATAATATTTTTGATTAGCGTATGGCAGATGAAAGTTTTTTGAAACAAGCCTACACCCTCGAAGATTTGGCGAATGATACGTTTTGGCGAGGTAAGCAGCGTCCCCTAGAAGACCCAGTTTATTGGAACAAAGGTCTATGGGCAGAGCAGGAGCGTTTACGCAAGGCTCTCGATGAAGGTGCAGTTATCAATCGAGAATGGTGCAGAGAAGATTTCTGCATTCCAAGAACTTCAACTCACGGAATGTTCGAGTATCTGGAAGGTGCAGATGATTTCCGACGTAGGGTAGAGATTGCTTTAGACTTTGGTGTTAATCTCGCAAGAGAAGGAGCATGCCATTTCTTCTATTCTGAAGATACGAAATACCAGCAGCGCCCTGCACCTGATTACATCGTCCAGCATTTTGAAAAAAGAAAGGAAACTATGACTGAAAAGAAAGTATTACACATCATCCTCGAAAAGAAATGGTTCGAGAAAATCGTTTCGGGCGAGAAGATGGAAGAGTATCGGGAAATTAAGCCCTATTGGGCTTCCCGACTGGTTAATCAGCAAGCCGAAAGCGGCGAGGTGCGTTTTGATGAGTTCGGCGGCTATTGTCGTGTGGTAGGCGAGCCGGAATATAAACCCTTCACCCACGTCCTATTCTATGCTGGTTACGCAAAAGACCGTCAGGTAGTAGAAAAGAAAATCGAAAGCATCACCATCGGCAAAACGCAGAAGTGTATGTGTCCGGATGAGTGGCTAGGCAAGGATGTTTTCATCATCAAATTCAAGTAATCGTATGGCAAAGAAAGAAAAAAAATGTTGTGGCAACTGCTTCTGGTTCGACAACGAGGATGCTTATGGCCAAGGCTGGTGCATCGATGAGCAATGCGAAACGTCATGCGGTAGTATTTGTGGTAATCACTTAAACAGATAAGCGTATGCCCGATAACGTATATCAATTCTGCGGCAACTGCTATTGGTATGATGTCGATGATGATCACCGTGCTAGTGCCTGGTGTATGAAACGAAAATGTAAGACTTCATGTTTTGATGTCTGTAAAGATCATAAATTTTAGATAGCGTATGGAAATAAATTATAGAGATTATTACCCCCAGAGCGTCTATAAGCATCCGGAGCCTATGGAAATGATGATTCCTACTCCAAAAGACTTTGGGCAGTATTTACAGAATAAACGTAATAGGAGAAGAAAGAAATGACGTTAGAGTTATCAATGGAGGAAAAGATAATCGTAACTGTTCTTTGGGTGTTCACGATATTCTTCCTGGTGTTGGTTTCCGGAATGTTTGAAGGTGGGCATGAGCCTATAAAGCCGTCGAAAATCCAGCCACCGCCGCCTCCATCTCGCCCTCATCCTCTGCTATTCCGTCGCAGATTAAGAGTAAGAACTAAAAAACGAAGAAGATATGTTTTACGAAGCAAAACAAGGAACAAAAACTTACGAATACATTAAGGGTATTCTTGATGCGGAGAAAAGGGAGCGTCAGGCTTATATGGAGAGAGTAAAAGAAGCTGTGGGTTTCGAGTTCGATGATTACCTATGTTGTCTAGCTAACGACAGCAATGATCGAAAAATCGAAATATCCTATATCTGGGTGTCTTTTAAACAATACGAAACACTAGATAACAAGGCATGGCGAGTAATGGATTGGGATAAACGAGAGGATGGCCGATATGTAGCTATAGTGCCCAATAAGCGCTATAAGCAAGGAAGGCTGTTAGCTAGCGTACTCGACTCCTATAAATCTCTCATCGGAAAAGATGAGATAATAAAGGAATTGGGAATAGATGTGTCTCATGTTGGTCCTTTTGGTAATAAAATTATGATCTTTCGTCGTAAGGACTGCATTTTCGTTTCTTTTGATGACCGTGCCCGAGTCGAAGAGTGTAATCTTGATTTCAAGAAAGTCGAGATAGAAGGATATTAGGATTTTATTAATAGTGATAAAAGAAAATAGCGTATGAAAGAAGAAGAGCGTGCAGCTTTGGCTGCGAGATTAAATGCCTTTCTGAAGGCGACTGAGAAAAATTATCTTGATGGAATTGTGGATAATCTCATTCATGAGGCAGAATGTAAAACTGCAATTCTATTTGACGAGGAAGCTAGAGAGCCGGAGTTCGTTTTTATATCATATCTTAAAGAGATTAAATGTTGGAACGCTCACGATGGTTCTTGGAAAGGAAATGTTCTTACCCTTACAAATCTAACTGGTACCGCTTTCGCCTTAATGGAATTTGATCCTGCCTATGATCCGATAAGGAAGGACCCGGTGTGTGGCTACATTAATAGCTTCATCGTTAGTGAGGAAGATCGGCAGAAAGGCATTGGCGCTCTAATGATAAAAACCTTAGAGGCTGGATCAGAAGGTTACGGCGTACATATTCTGTTTGTAAATTGGGATATTAAGCCGGAAACTGGTACTTGGACAGACAAGTGGCTTACCGGAATGGGTTATTACCAAGACGAGCCAAACGACCCTCGCCCATTCCATTACTATATGATGCACAAAAGATTAGTTGATAGATATTAAAATATTAAAGATTATGGCATGTAATTGTATTAGCAGAGTTGAGAAAATGGTTAAGGAGAAGACCAACGAGAGTGGTTGCCTTGATACAAGTATCGGTATTCCATCGGGCATTGCGATGGTGAATGTTTATGGTTTATTCCATAAACAGAAGAAAGATGGTTCTTTCTGCGAAAAGTGGAACCAGGTAAATATCCTCCCCGAGTATTGCCCCTTCTGTGGCAAGAAGTATGTGGAGGATAAGAAAGAAGATGTTCAACAGAAAGAAACTGAGAAGTAGCGTATAAAGCAAAAAAGATTAGTTGATAGTTGTTAAAACAAATAAAAATATTAAAGATTATGGCAGAAAAAACAAAGCAGCAGAATGCAGAGAATGAATCAGAAGAAGAGGAGCTTGGCAAGCAGATTTTGCAGCTCAACCTTTCCTATCACGAGATGAAGGATGACAAGTTTACCGTCAAGGTAACTTGCGAGAAGGATGGCAAGGAGTCTGACCTGAACATTCTCACCGATGATGATTCCATCGGTATGGTATATCAGGGAATGAAAATCGCCCTGGGTACCGTGGCCCGCTTCTACCTGATGAACCTTTTGAATAAAGGCACAATCACTTAGGAGGAGTATGATAAAATGGTGAGTAAATAATACATGTTTTTAGAAACAAAAAAATAGCGTATGTTATACGAAGCTAAACAAGGATCAAAAGCTTGCGAATACATTAAAGGTGTTCTCGAAGCTGAAGAAAAAGAGTATCAAGCTTACATGAAGAGAGTGGAAGAAGCTGTAGGCTTCGAGTTTGATAAGTGGCAAGGCTATCAGCCTAACCGCAGTCTGCTGCGAGAGTATTATATAACCGCTATCTGGGTACCGTCCGAGCGATACGAAACGCTGGATAAAAAGGTATGGAAGAAATGCGATGGCAAGAAACTGGAGGATGGCTATTATGTAGCTGTAGCGCCTAACAAGCGATACAAGCAGGGTAAGGCTATCGCCGCCGTACTTGCCTCTTATAAAGGAGTAACCAATCATTTCAAGATATTGAAGGAGTTGGGCATAGGGGGTTCTCAAGGTAACTCTATCTCCATCACTCAGCTTCTCCGCTGCAAAGACCGTATTTTTGCCTTCTTCGATGATGGCATCCGAGCAGAGAAATGCAACTCCGATTTCACGGAAATCACGATTGGTGAATATGAGGATCTTATTAATAGTGATAAAGAAGGATAGCGTATGAAGATAAATATGAATCATGTAAAGGAGAAGATAGCAGGCTTTATCTTTGACCTTATCATAGAATCGGGCAGTAAGTCTAAATTTTTCCGTAAGTACACCAACCACCGCTTCCGTAAGCAGTACGAACGATTGACGGGTAATGCCGCTGATAGAATGTACAAACGCAACAGCAATTTGGAAAAAGAGATAAGCAAGCTGCGTGAAGAGACTTATACTTTGAAGTGTAGACTTCGTTCAGCTTATAATAAAATAAAAGTCGTAGCTACGGAGTACCCTAAAAACATTCCGTGTCCTCACGGAGAAAAAGATGAGATAAACCATGACCTTGTCAGAACAGATTCCGTTGAATGCTGGTGCTGCCCAGGTCACGTTTGTAGAGTACCCGAAAATGGTACCATCATCTGCTGGAATAAGAACTTTGAACAAAGTGAGGATTTAGAAAAAGAGAAGTAGATTATGAAAACAGAAGAATATGTAAGCATCATCAAGAATATGCTAAAGTTTAGTAATATGGTTGAATGCGTTTATCCAGACCAATACAAGTTTGTCTTTCATCTGCATAATATTCAGGAGCGTGAAGCGATGGATATGTACGGTGATCTACGTAAGATAGCTTCGGGTCAGTATTGGAGTATCAAAGATAAGAAGGACGGGTATCTTTATTCCATGATAAACATGGCGTTGGAAGCTAGCAAGATTCAAGTCTGCAACTCTCTCATCAAAGATACCGCAGCCATTGGCGAGGATAGAAAGCCAAATATCCTTGCATTCTTTAAAAGAGGCGATGAGCGTTTTCAGCAGGAGTTTAATTTGCAATGGCAGGTTGCATATCTTGATATAGCCGAAATGATAAAGAACGGATATACGCTAACGGCTACCGCCCGCCAGGTAGATAATGTTGATGCCAAAGATTACGTAGGCGAGAATAATGGTAAGAAATCATATATTCCTATCTACGATGGCGATGTAATGCTTTGCTATGTAAGAAACCCGAAATGGTGGAGTTCTGATTGCAAGGACAGCGGTCTGTATCTCTGTAAAGATGGCGTTTACTATCGTCTCATTTATACCCCAGGTAAAGGTTATATCAGACACGGTGAGCCTGATACTGACGAAGCATTCGAGTTGGACGTCGAAGAGAATGCCTTTAGCAGCTATGTGATGACTCTTAGCCAGAAATGGTATAAGCTAGGCAATATCCATGCTGGCATCGGATTTTTGATTGAAAAGAAACAAGAAGATAAAGAAGAAAATTATGAAAAGTAAATTGAAGTATTACGCCCAGGTTATCGGTGTTAACCTGTTGGCGATGTTGGTGCCGATCCTTGCCGTTGTCCTCATCTATGGCTTCGGCAAGCTGAAGAATATCTATACACATCCTTGCGTTTTATCGCAGGAGATATACGATTGCTGCTTAGAGGCAACCATCGTGGTATTGGCTGGTTTCTCCGTAGGTTTCTGGCTTTTCTCCTGGGCTGATAGCTGGAGAAAAACAAAGCTTATGGCTTTAAAGATAAGGCATCGATGTAAACGTGAAGAAGAAAAAATAGCCTCTAAAATTTTTTTTGCTATGGGTGTAGATCCTGCAAAAGGTAGAGTAGAGCCTAAAGTGGATATGGCAGAGCAGAAGAATACGCCTGTGCTTGGTGATTCCGAGTTCGAGGATATTTCCGGATTGACTGTTAAGGAGATTTATCATCTCTATCATGGTCGTAAAGTCCTGATTATAGCGGCGGGTAATGTAAGAGGAAATTTTTGCGGTCGCCTTGCTGGTTATGATAACGAAGGTTCTATCCTTTACATAGGTTTCACGGATTGCTGCCTGGATTCTTACTCCCTGGATGATATAAACGCTATGCGTAATATAAATCCCGAAGTCAGTTTCGTAGAACCAGGATATAAAACTTACGATTGTCGTATTCCTAGCCTTATCCGTATCTGTAAGTAAGGATTATAAAAGTAAGGAAAAGAGTAAGGAAAAGAGTAAGGAAAAGAGTAAGGAAAAGAGTAAGGAAAAGAGTATGGAAAAGAATTATTTATTTGATGTTGATGGCTTGCTGCAGGTGCTGCAAGCCATCAAGGAGGGGAAGCCGGTGGAGTATCGCCCATTGGAGGAACCTGATTGGCGAGACTTCGACCCGGAGAATTGCGATATTGATACCGAGAACTGCAAGTACCGTATCAAGCCTCGTGAATATGGCAAGAATATCGGTACCACGCCTATTTCTCCCGAAGATTTACAGGAGGATAGAATCTATCTTTTGAGAAGCGATATTGATGCCGGTACGATCAGGGGCTTTATTTGCGTAAAAAATAATGAGTGGCGGGGAAGAAAGGTTATCACGCTGCATTTCTCTTGGAATAGCGATGGCGTTTGCTCTACGCTTTATGTAGGCGATCCTGATGTGGATTTTTGTTGCAGCGAGCGGTCTTCTGGCTTCGCTAACAATATTTGTCCTAACCTCGTGACGAATAACTTTGATAGTGTTTCCATCTATCACCCTTCTCTGGCGCAAGTTCAGATGTTAGAATCTAAACTGCGGGAAATAGGCTATGAGTTTAGTAATGGCAAAATGCAAAAGCTCAATGGAACCAAAGCGTAAACAAACATCGCTCCTTACCAAGGAGCAGGTATCAGAGCAGCTTCTTCAGCAGTATTTGCGCGACTGGAAATCGAACCCTAAGTTTATCGTAGAAAACCTTTACGTGTTCGACTGGGAGAGCGATATGCTCATCAAGACCCGAAGCGGATATTGGTATGAGGTGGAGTGCAAAATCTCCTTCGCCGATTTCAAAAACGATTTCAAGCATAAGTGGCAGAAGCATGAATTGCTGAAGACGGGGGATGAAAAGCATCGCCGCCCGAACTACTTCTACTATTGCGTACCTTGGTACCTTAGTGGAAAAGTACTTCCCCTCCTTCCCGATTATGCGGGGCTATTAGTACTCGCAGAGGATGGCAAGTTGAAAGAAGTGAAGCGGGTACTCACCCTGCATCAGCATAAGTACACCAATGAGGAACTGAAGCTATGCGATAAGTTCTATTATGCCTACCGCAACTGGAAGCTGAATATGGAACGCCACCAGCCTACCGCAGAAATCAAACGTCTGAAAGATGAAATTGCTTTTCTCAAGGCAGAATATAAGGCCGTAGCCGGGTGTGATATTAAAGACGCATTTTAATGATTAAAAGATTTATAGATTATGGAAAAGATTGAATTTACAAAGGAACAGATAGAAAAGATAGCTGAAGGCATCAGTGTTATTTGCTTCCGTTCTAACTCGAAGGCAAAGGAGTTTTTGCTTATGGAATATCCGAAGGTTAAAGATGTGTTTGGTAACTCTTGCATCTGGGATGATCCTATCTATAATAAGGAACACCACAAGGAAGTGAAAAGCGTGCTGCCTAGTTTTGAGGCAGTACATACTTTCGGCTCATCGGCTTTATTCAAACCGACCCTTGCTGAGATTATCCAGGCTTGCCCTATCAACCTTCTTGGAAACTTTAACGCTGTTACCATTCATTATAATGGTTTTACAGAGGATGCTTCCAAGCATCAGAGTATCGTGACTCCTTACGTGATTTGTGAGAAGCAGAAGCCATTCGTTCCTCCTCTCAGCAAGAAAGAGGAGAAGAAGCTGCATCCTTCGCCATTGAAGATAGGCGACCTTGTAGGTACTATCATTGACGAGTTCTGCCAGGTAAGCATTGATACTATCCAGCCTGATAACCGCAACCTTCAGACATTGTTTGATGGTCCGATGAATGATGTTCCGGAGAAGTATCTGGATAAGCATTTCCGCCCGATAGAGATTATCAAGGACAGCGAATATAAGATTCATTTAATCATTAACTAAGTATTATGATGATACAGATTCAAGATTGGAAATGTGATAAGAAAATCGTGGTCGTGGATGAAGTCAACCATGGCACCGTGCAGGTGGAGATACCGAAGCCTGGAGAGTATAAGGATAAATATTACCAGCATGCCGATTGCGCCATCTATAACCTTTGGGTGGATGAGAAATATCGCAAGCAGGGTGTTGCTCGCCTCTTGATGGAGACTGCAGAGAAGGAAGCCAAGAAACTGGGTTGCAAGTCTGTGCAGTTGGAATATGATAAGGAGAGCGAGTCTTTCGTTCTCCAGTGGTATAAGCGCCTTGGCTACGTGGTGACGGCTTGCGGTATAGGTGGTCCACTGCTGCTGGTAAAGAAGCTCTGAGGCGATACCTTGTCCTTACCACTCAAAAATAAAGTATTAACTTTGCAAACAGAAAATAAAGATTTATAGAGAATATGACAGAACTGGAACAATATGAACTCCTGGGGGAGTTGAAAGACCTTGCAGAATGGATGCAAAATAGCGCACCTGGTTTTGATGTAAAGGAGTATGGATCGCTCGAAGAGCAGATAAAGAGTCTGAATCAGGATTCGGGTGATTTCTATGAGGTCATTATTGAAATCCATTTTAATAATGGCAGATACATCATTCTCCACAATCAAGCCTTTGAGGCTTTGGTGGAGGATTCATATATAGGCGATGAGATTGATGCTACGTTGAAGGATACGGTGATAGGAGTTACATACACAGACCCAGAGACAGACTATACGCAGATGGTGATTCCTATCAGTTCCATCTGCTACATTTCTACCTACACCCAAGAAATCACGTGGCAGGAGCGATGGGATGCACTGAGCAGAGACAAGAAGGATGACTGCATTGCAGCCTTCGACAAATGGTATTCCAAGAGCCAGCAAGAGAAATAAGAATTTTTCATTTTTCTAAATAATATGTATGATTCTTTAGTCAAGGTCAAACGTGTAATAATGTAGTTTTTCGTATTTTTACAAATAATTGGTTTTGTATAAAGAAGAGGGGCGGCTGTCGTGATGACATCCGCCCTTTTATCTTTAAACGTTCCTTCCGTCCGGCAATACGAACCAGCCTATATTTCCTCGCCAGAACTTACATCCCAGATATAGCGAGTCGAAGGCATCGGTGAAGTCCGTTCTCTGCTGCAACGGCAGGTTGTCTTCCGTTTCCGCTTTCTTCTCCTGACTCTTATCCTTGCGGAATCCCTGATAGCCGATGCTCACCTCACAGAGTTGCATGGCGATAATCAAATCGGGGTTCTGAGTCTGATTGATACGGATAGCAGGATATTCGATACCGGCAAGGGCATTATTAATGATGCGATGCTTCACTTCGTGCTTCTCCGGCACGCCCATATCTATCGCCGTCACATTCCAGCCATTGCGCTCCAACTCCTTAATCACTGCCTGGTAGAATCGCTCATCGGTTAGCGCATACGATGCGCCCTGCTTGGCGGTGGCATCATAAAAGTAAACCACGTCTCTGTTCACAGCTCTCTTTGGGGCGTAGTAATGCGAGAAATCATCTACCAGTTCACGCAGCTTACGCTCGTTCTTTACATAGAAACTCTTGATAACATTCGCTGCCTCCACTCCGTCACGCTGATATACCTGACCTACCACCAGGGTATTGATATTTGCGTTATAGTCAAACGCAAGATAGAGGGGAAGGTCGTTCACGCAGTCAGCATCCATACGGCAGTCGTTTCTCTCGGACAGCTCCTTGAAATCCGGCTGATAACTTTCTGAAGTAATCTTCTTGCCACCGATGATACCCGTAGCCTTCTGGGTGCTCCAGTTAGCTTGGCTCAAAGGGTCAATCTTCTCATCGGGAATATAACCATGGATATGATCTATATCCAGGTTAGAATAGAAACCATCGTTCGATTTCTTGATTTTCACGTTCAGGATGGAAACCATGAAGGTGTAGTTAGGCAGATCTCGCTTCATGGTTCTGATGTAGTCTTCAGTAAGCAGATCCACATTGTCGAGGGTAGAAGCACGGCGAACGAGGAATGCCGAACGGCGAAGCTCTCTCAGATAGTCGTCTCGAAACTTGTCTGCCTTGTCGAACATTTGCATCTCCCACCATTCTTCTTCCGTAAACAGATATTCGTAATCATAGATGAGTTCCGCATCCGCTGCATCCACCAGCTTATAGTTTACCGCCATATCCACCATGTTTTTTGTGAGCTTGTTGCCATGGTTAGGCAAAATCTTAAACTGTCCCTCGTGCTTAATCATCTTGAGGGCGATGGCACGTATCATCAACCTTAAATCGGGTAGCACGGCATGAGGGGTATGCCCGGTCTTTTTGGCATTATAGATAAGGTCGTTGTAACGGATAATCTTGTTTGCATAGTCTTCCAGCTGCTCCTGCACCCATCTGTAAGTCTTGCCTTGAAATTTACCTGATTCTATTGTAAGATCAAGCTTCTCCTCCTCGCGCTCCAGCCAACTGCCCTTTGTGGTAAGCGAAGCATCAGATAGGAATCTTGTCGATTTATAGAGCGGGTTGTAGTCAGTAAAGTTGATGTTACCCAAAGGGTGAGTCTGGCCTGACAACGCCGGCATCAACTCGTCGGTTACTTTCTTGTAAGGGAAGAACCTCGCCTCGTCACCTACCATCGCCGAAAAAGTGTAACTGTTGGCACTTGCGGTCTGCGAGAGGGAGATGAGCACCCACTGGGCACCATTCGCAAACCAAATAATATTGTCATAGCTTTTCGGCTTAAAGATAGCCTCACGGGCGTGCTTCGGTGGTCGTCCCCAACCGAAATGAATGCCCTGCGTAAAACCGAACATTCGTTCCATGGCTGCCATGGTACCAGGAATAGTCTTGCCGAATCCCTGCTGTCGTGATACGGCTACCCAGGCTCCCAGCATACCGGGCATAGAGTTAGAAGCCATCCAGACGTAAGGAGCCACAAGGCCGTCGGTTTTACCCACACGTCTTGCGGCAATCACCCTTTCATCCTTCGCAGCCATATACAGAGATTGCTGCTGGAATTTGGTTAGGTATATCAAATGTGGTTGTTGCATAATAATAAAAATGTTATCCTGAATGTATGTTGATTTTAGAATAGAGTAGGCTGTGCCAACTCTAACTTGATGCGTTTGCAAGCCTTGTCGTAATATTCTTTGTTTAATTCAAAGCCGATGAAGTTTCTCTTTTCTCTGATGCAGGCGATGGCGGTAGTGCCGCTGCCCATGCAGTTGTCGAGAACGCCCCCCCACATTGGTATAAGTACATATAAGATACTGGATAAGAGCGACTGGCTTTTGCGTAGGGTGGAAGGTATCGGCAGAATGTTCCTTGTCAAAGCAGATAATGCTCTTTGGGAATTTTTCATCTGATACGATAGTAGGCACTTCTTTATGGTCGCCATAACAACCTCGCTTCAAACTATGAGAGCCATCTCCCCTTCGATGATTCCTTTGATGTGGCGCACATTTTACCATTTGAGGATTGTAGACAGGTTGTTTTCGATAAAATACTGCAATATCCTCATGTGAGCGCAGAGGCATTTTGTTGGCATTCAGAAATCCTGTTACCCGTTGTTTGCTCCAAATAAGATTATATTTCCAGAGTTTCGGCTGTGACATCATAAGTTGTGCGGTAAACATGCCCTGGCAGAAAAGAATAATGGCCGCATTGGGTTTGGTTATGCGCAGATATTCCTTCCATAATGGCTCAAGCGGGATAATACTATCCCAGCCACCGCCTTCACTCTTTTTATTGAGAACGCCATAAGGCAAATCGCAGATAATACAATCCACGCTTGCGTCCGGAATCTTTTTCATTCCTACCAGGCAATCCTCATTATAAATCTTATTTAATTCCATTGTAATTATATGTTTTAGAATAGGCTCGGCTGCGCCATTTCGAGTTGAATACGCTTACAAGCCTTGTCGTAATATTCTTTGTTCAGTTCAAAGCCGATGAAGTTTCGCTTTTCTCTGATACAGGCGATAGCAGTAGTACCGCTGCCCATAAAAGGATCGAGGACGGTATCACCTTTTAGGCTCGAATTGATGATATGTTTTTGAAAGAATGGTGTTGGCTTTATGGTTGGATGATTCCAACGATTTTTCTCTGAAGTGTTGAGTGGAGTAATGAAATACGTTCCTTTGGTACTCGTATCACCATAGATACGAACTCCTTTTTCTCGGAAGAACAAACAATACTCTGTATCAGTAATATATTTATTGCCGCACGCAGGTATCGGGTTCGTCTTGTGCCAAGTAATCAGATTCCAGTTACAGCCTTTCTTCTTTACGAAGTAATCAAGATATAGAGGAATCTGTTTTTGACTACACCAAAGATAGATATTTATCTTTTTCATAACCCTGCAGCATTCATCTAGAATCTTTAAGTCGAATCCGCTTTTTATCTCATCCAGCTCTTTTACATAGCCTTTATCATCATGGGCATAAATACCCCCCCAGAATTGTCTATAATATAAGGAGGATCACTAACTATTAAGTCGATAGTCTTGGAAGGAATCTTTTTCATTCCTACCAGACAGTCCTCATTATAAATCTTATTTAACTCCATCCTCTGTAAACTATAAATTATAAACTATCAACTCTTAATTTCCCAATGTGCCATTTCGAGCAAACCTTGCACTGGTATGCCGTATATCCGGCATTCATGATTTTAGGATGCAGTTTTAAAAACTCGCAGGCTTCATCCTCACTTTCGTAGGCAACCTTGGCTTTCCAGCCGTGGCTGCTTTTCCTCGTCCAGTGTTCCGGATCAGGACGGAAGGGAGGTATCTTGTTGGGATGATGATTTTCGTATCGCTTACTCATCGGCTGGTTCCTCCTTCATTTCTTTAGTCTGTTTGTCAGCCTCCTTCTCTTCCATCACCTCTTCCATGTAGTCGAAGTAATCAGGAGCTTTCTCCGGAGTAGCATTCAGACTCTCCTCATCGGCTATCTGCTGCATATCTTTCACCGTAAGACCGTACTTGCGAGCCATCTTGCGCTTATACTCATCGGTATAGTTGATGCGGTCGTGTTTCACGATGCTTACATCCTGGGTAATGGCTATGCGGCTCATATCTGGCATCTCATCCGTAGCGTCCTTATCCTCCACGAAGTTGCCATATACATTAGCCAAGGCCTGCATACCCTTATCCACCGCGCGGTCGTTGTTCTGCTGCTTGCCCGTGCGGATGAGCCATTCGGCGCTGCTCAGATACATTGCCTTGTGGCGAGGGCTTTCATCGGTCTGGAAGAAACGGATGATATGGTTGCAGACCGCTACATCATTATTCAGTTCCGTAACCGTGCGAGGTTTGATATTTCCTTCATCGTCAATATCAATATGCAGCGCCATCACCATTTCCTGCGCCTCTTTGTTGCCCTGTCCTGCCTGGTTCACGAAGAGCGTATAATCGCGCCGTGCGATATTGCGACAGGTGGTACGCGGGTCTATATCGTTGTTTTGCACCCATCGCTTGTAGAACTCAGCACAAATCTGCATGCGGTACCGCTGTTCCAGTTTAGGGAACATCGTCTCCATGCTGAGACCATTGGATAGCCATTTGTCTATCCTCTGCAGGGTGTTTTGCGTTAATTGGCTCATTCCTTATTAATGTTTAATGTTTAATGTATAATTGGTGGGGCATCGAAAAACGAAATTCGTGTCATTCGTGTCATTCGTGTTCAAAAACCCCGAACCCCGAAACGCTATATGGTAAGGTCGATACCAAACTGACCTTCCAGGAACTTCTTGTAATCGGGCTTACCGAATAGCGGTCCGTTCACCTTATCCCACTCCTTATTCTTAGAATAGAACACATCACGTGTGAACCATTCATATACGCTATCGTAGCGTTTCAGCGCCGTGCAGTTAGGATGCGTATCTAAGTACTTCTGTCCGGCACGCAGGTAAGCCTTCGCTATGCGGGGGTGCTTCTGAAACTCGATAAGGCGCTTGCGTCTTGAGGCCAGCGGGCAGCACATGCAGCCGAGTCTTCGAGTAACGTTGATTTGCCCCCCCGTATCATAGTAGAGTTGAGCCAGCTTCAAGTCTCTATCAAGAATGAAATCCCTTACGTCTTCATCAGTCCACTCTAAGATAGGGTAAATCTGCTCCACATGGTTCTCTTTTTTCTTTGCACCAAAATATCGGCACTCGGTAGGCTCGTTATATCTTTCTTTTCTTGCTCTGCTTTCCGCTTTGCGCACACCGATAATGGTTTTATCGAGTACCTTATACTCTTTCAGAGCCTCACAGCAGAAACGGTAGAAGCGAGAAGGAAATCCCTTCTTGGCGATAAGCTGAAAGAAATTCTCTTTAGGCCTGAGAATTTCCACACCCATCTCCTTCACGTGGGCGATAGTGCCCGGTGGGTCGATGGTGGTGTTCTTGTATATCGCCCTGTATCTGATACCAGCTTCCCTGGCAAGCTGCAGGATTACATCACTATCCTTGCCGCCCGAATAAGCCAGTTCTATCTCTCCATCGTACCTTTTCTGTACGCTTTGCAGGAGGCGGATAGACTGATCTATCTTTTTCTGTAATTGCTCGTTTATCATTTTGCGCCTTTTAAATTTCTATATCTGCCCACAAAATTACGAAATCGCTCCTAAATGATTGGGACAACCCCCGACCCCCCTCATCTCGAAATAACATCCCTCTCGCCCCCGTCCCCAGCGATTCCATCGCAGGTCCCTCAATCCTTTTGTCCCCATCTCTCAATTAAAAACCGATACCTTTGCAATAGTATTAAGACAACATAGGATAACATTAAAAAGAAAAAAGAAATGCAAAGTTTAATTCCAACCCTTACCAGGTTTCTTGCAGCCATCATCGGCTTGGTGTGGTGTACACTGGAACCATCCCTTAACTACATCGCCGTATGCTTCTTCGCCCTTATCTGCGACTGCTATACAGCGTGGCGCTGCAACTGCCGTATCTATTCCCGCTATCGGGAGGCTATCAAGAAAGACCCCCGATGCAAAATCGATGGGAAACTGAAATCAAAGAAGATGGCAAAGATGGTGAAAGATTTCTCCGTCCTCATTCTTGCGATATTCTTAGCCACGATGGTAGATACCGTCATACTCGATTTTCAGAACCCCTTGCATCTCGCCAATTATCTTGCCGCCATCTATTGTGGTGTGCAGCTCGTGAGCATTCTCGAAAATGAGAGCACTTGCAATGGTGCGCCATGGGCAAGAGTGATGCAGAAGATAGTAGCTGATAAAACAGAAAGACACTTCAATGTAAAGCTGAAAGACTTGATGAAGGAAGAAGAGGAGGGCAACAAGGAAGAGGCAACTCCGGAAGAGGATAAGAAGAAAGAAGATGATAATGACGACTGGATTCCGCAGAAACCTGCTGACCCAGTAATGGGCATGTAATGTGCCAATATCTCTTAATTTCTGTACGCTATCAGTTAATAATGTGTTAAAATCTCTTTGAATTATGACAATATCAAATGTTTTGGAACATTGGGCTACGATATATAAGCCCTTGTCTCACGACCCGACAAGCAAGAAGCTGGAGGATCAGAGTTTCTTCCGCATTCGTGATATTGACGAGGAAAATATCTTTTCCCGCAACGCCAATATCATTCACTCTCCCTGTATGCTCTATCGTGTAGTGAACTCCGGAGAGTTGAAATCGGATAAGCAAGCCCTGATTACTTATCAGGTCTGTTTCCTTACCCGACTGAAAGACTCCTCTGTTACGTTGGGCAGATATGATGGCAGCAAATTGCAGGCTGCATCGGATGATCTGATGGAGTATTGCGAAGATCTTGCCTCCTATCTCACTCAGCTTCGCCGCACAGGTATCTGTCCTATCACTGGCAGAAATTTCAAGACGGAAGAGCCTAAATTGGGCATAGAATTATCATCCGTCGATATAGAGAGTTTTGCCTATGGTGTAAACCCTCTTTTCCGTGGTCCGAGCTGGCTCCTTGCTGATTGTTATTGGCAGACCATCCGTCCGCTCTATAACTTCCAATGTGAAAAAGAGCAGAAATATATCATTCCTGCATCAACAGAAGACGGAAAGGAGGGATAAGCTATGCCTATCAGAACTCAACCTATCAAGTCGCCTTTTGCACCCCTGAAAGAGGTGGCAGGCGTATATCTGAAACAAGCCCTTCTCGATATAGAAGTCAACTTCAATACCCAGAAGATTTATCCGGTAGAAGTATATCGTGGCTATGAGAAGGTGAACAGATACCGCGAGGAACACGGCATGTGGTTCTCTACGGGCGAAGGTAAGAAATCCTTTAAGGGTACGGTATATCAGGCTGACGAAAAGACGGGTAATCTGATGGTAGGAATCCGTTATAACGATTATCTCCGCTATGTGGATATTGGTGTAGGTTTGACGGGTGATCCTCGTGACCCTGCAGCCCATATCACTGCCGACAAGGTGGACCGCTCGAAGAAAGCCAAGTTCAAAACCCGCTATATCGGCAAGTGGGACAGAAGGGCAGGTAAATCTCACCGTCCTGCCATCATACGAACCGTCCGCAGGTTGAAAACGAGATACGAAAACCATCTTGCCGATTACTACGGTTATCAAGGCTTGTTACAGATAATGAACGCCCTGGAAGGCGAAGGTGATTAACCCATCTCGCCCCCGTTCCCGGCGATTTTATCGCCGGTCTCATAACCCCCAAAAATAAACATTAAAAATAAAAAAGCAATGGCAAAGAATAAAACAGAGGCTATCATCACGCTCAACGGTCAACAACCGCTCCAGGTTTTGAAGCAGTTGCAGGAGGCAGCAGCGGGTATATCCGACCAGATAGATGCGGCTCAGGCGAAGCTGAAAAACCTGAAGCCGAACACTGATCCATATAAAGCCCTCGATGCGACCATCAAGGATTTGAAGAAGCAGTATGATTTGCTGGCTTCTGCGCAGATTAAGGATATTTCGGCCAATGAGCGTTTGCAGAGCGTAGTAAACCAGCTCAGTAATACTTCACTTCGCAACCTGCGCCGTGCATTGGGCGATGGCAAGCGTCAGCTCGAAGGCTTGTCAGAGGCAGAGATGGAGCAGGCTAATTCCATCCGTGCGATGATGAAGGAAGTAGGCGATGAGATACGTCTGCTCGAAGGTAAGTATGTGAAGATTAAAGAAGGATTGAAGGATGTTGATGAGCAATCCGACCAATGGCTCAGTAAGGCTCTTACTCAGCAGAGAGAACTCGTTTCCTCTTTAAAAAAAACAGATGCCAGCTATCAGTCTAATCTTGACACTTTGAAACAACTGGAGGCGGAGGAGGATAGGCGCAAAGGCAAGATGAGTGTTTGGGAGGCTACTGGCATCGTTAACAGAAAGCACGCATCTGCATCTGATTTGCGCAGGGCAAAGACAACCCTCACGGAAGCTAGGGATAATACTGATTTATCTGATGAGAATAAGATTAATTCTTATAACGAAAGCCTCGCTACCATCGAAAAGCGTCTAGAGGCGGTTTCCGGTAAGGCTCAGAAGGCTTCTTTGGGTTCTATTCAGCTCCTCAAAATCCTGGGGAACCCTAACGGGCACCCTGCGGAAGATATTAAGCAGGCAATGGACGTTATTCAGAAGCAGATTCAGAAGTTGCCTGTGGGTTCGCAGGAGGTGGCAAAACTCCGTCAGCAGTATGCTATGTTGGAGAAAGCCCTAAAAGGTACCTATCTTTCGCATAGCCAGCTTAATGATATTATCGAGAGAGGACGAAAGGGAAAGGCTTCTATCAATGAGTTGAAACAGGCCTACAATCAGCTTTCCGAAGAGTTGAATCAGTTAAACACCAAAAGCAAGGAGTTTAACGAGAAGCAGAAAGAACTGAAGAATTTAAAGAAGAATATCGAAAACGCTACTGGGGCTATAACCCAGCATGGTAATTCCTGGCAGACGGCAGTGAAGAATTTTACGGCATACGTGGGCTTATTCGGAGTATTAAATGCTATCAAAGATACAGTTACTTCTGCTATCAAGAAAAACTTTGAATACTCTTCGTCTTTGACGGATATTCGTAAGGTGTCCGGACTCACGATGCAGGATGTCAACAAACTGTCTGAAGAATTGGCCAAGATTGATACTCGTACTTCCGTCGATGGCTTGGCTCAACTTGCCTACCAGGGTGCAAAACTTGGTATGGGTAAGTATGGCGTGGAAGGTATGAAGCAGTTCGTAGCTGCTGCCGACCAAATCAATGTAGCCATTGGTGAGGAAATGGGAGAAGAAGCGTTGCCGGCTCTTTCTAAGATGGTGGAAACGATGGGTCTTATCCCGAAGATGGGTATCGAAAAAGCAATGCTTGCTACGGGTTCGGCTATGTTCAAACTGTCTTCTACTTCTACCTCTACATCTACCAATATCGTAGAGTTTGCCAAGCGATTAACCGGTGTGAGCCGTACTGCAGGCATTACTACAGACCAGTTGTTGGCCCTCGGTTCTGCATCTGACTCTCTCTTTCTGATGCCGGAGGTGAGTGCTACGGCGATGTCTAAATTCATTGTAGCCTTGCAGAAGAATCATAACCTTATCGAGAAGGATTTGGGCATTCAGCAGGGTACCATCAAGAATATGTATGCAGCCGGGCATGCCATGGACGCCATCGTCTTGGTACTTGAAAAGATGCGTGACAAGGGTAATATGAATGCTCTTGGTGACATCTTTAAAGATGTTGGTTCTGACGGACAAAGACTTATTACTTCTATGGTAACTATGTCTAAGAACGTGGACGTACTGAAGAATCATCTCTATGAGTCTAAGGAGGCATTCGAGGAGGCAAGCGCTGTAACCAATGAGTATAAGATGCAGCAGCAGTCTGCCGCAGGTATATTGGATAGAGCCAACAACCTTTGGGAGAAGGCATTTGTCAACCCTGATGGCGTGGAGAGTGTAAAGGCTATGGCACAGGCTTGGTACGATATGTCGCAGATGATCTTGCAAAGTCCGGTGTTCAATAAAACGCTTCAGGCAGCCTTGTGGAGTGTGATTACTGCTTGCAAGGTATTTATAACCCTTCTTCCTCTTATCGCCAACTATTTCGCTGCTCTGGGTATTTACAAAACCGTTTCGTTTCTTTGGGAATTAGGCAAGGCTTTAAAAGCTGCAGCAGCTGCGCAAACGTTGTTTAATTCAGCAGCCAAGGTAAATCCTTATGTAGCTATTGCAAGTGCGATTCTTACCGCCGTAGGAGTGGTATGGTCTTTTGCGGAAGCGAATAGAGAAGCTGCTGCTGCGGAAGCAGAGGCAACACGTAAAGCTAATTCCTGGAAAAAAACACTTAACGAGGCGGCAGTAGAAACGAGTAACCTTAACAAGAAACTCGATAATTATAAGCGAATGATGAATGAGGCGAACCTTTCGCAAAAGGAACGCCAAGGTCTCATATCCAGATTCAATCGAGATTTCCGTTCTTATATTGCTAATCTCGGTATCGAGATCAAGAATGTAAAAGACCTTCGTGACCATTATTCCGAGTTGGCACAGGAAGCGCAGAGGGCAACTTATTACCGTATGCGTGAGAAAGCCAAACAGCAGGCTTTGCCGAAATTTGATTCCGACAGAAACGCAGCTTCAAACGTTTTGATGGAAAAGGTTCGTGGCTTAGGTCTTGATAAGCTTGGAGTGTCTTTTCAGGATATAGACCGATGGGTCAGCAAGGGTGCAAGCGGTACCTCCGTGTTCTGGTACTTAGCTAAAAAACTGCCGAAAAATAAATCAGGCTTGATTAGCGGTGAAAATTGGAAAGTTGATAATAAGGGTTTCGTTTACCGCCAGGGTTATGACGGCAGAAAGATCTCTCCCTCTTCCAGTGACCCGCAAATGGTATTCAAACTTCGTGATTTGCTTTCTGCGTCTCGCTGGTACACAAACGCTACGCATCGTAGAGGCAATAAAGAAAAGGAAATTGAGAAGGCTTATGCGAATTGGGTTCCAGAAGGATATACTGATTATCCGGAAGAAAGTCCTGGCACTCTTGATAATAATGCACCCGATCCTGATGCTATCGCTGCTGCGAAGCGGGAGGCACGTGAACAGAAGCAGGCGTTGCGCGACCAGCAGCGTTCCTGGCGTGATGAGCTGAAGCAGAAGCAGGACGAGGCGAGTGCTATCATGGATAACGTTCGCAACTTCTATGAGCGACAAATTAACGAGAAGCTATCTCAGGCAGTAAGCCTCGGAAGGGATGAGACAGAGCAGAAATTCTATATAGAACCGATAAAGAGACGTATGAATGAAGCTCTTGCTCAGGTGCGCCTTGCTATCGCTGGTCAGGCTAACACCTGGGAGGAGTTCAAGAAGACGATGGATAATGATCTTGTTGAGAAGACCGATGAGACTGGCGTGAATCTTTCTCAAAATCTCCTCGCTTCCATCCAAAAGAATAACGTCGATGCCCTGCGTGAGAAGATGGCTCAGTTGGGTAACAGCCTGAACCGACCGATGAACTCCATCACGTCTGAAATCTTTGCCAAGGCTACCAAGAATCAGCAGAATAATATAACGCTGGAGGCTCAACAGGCAGAAGCTCGGCGAAAGATAGCCCGAGAGCACAACTATACTGGAGCCGTGCAGCAGAGCATGTACGATGATTTCAATCAGATGGGCTTCGCTAACCCAACCGATTTTGAGCTAGCGGATGAGGAACGCGCAGAAAAACGTAAGGAGCATATCATCGCCATGTACGAGCAAGCAAGAACGCAAATTGCCAACCTTTATACAGTTGATGTCAGCAGTAAAGAGGGTAGGGGATTGTTGATGCAGATGCTCTTTGGTGATGATCCTTATGCACTGGGTGCCCGTATTCAGAGCGTGCTGGGCGATAATGCGGAAGACTGGCGTGTGTTCTACAACAAGCTCATTCAGTATTCCGATGAATATACCGAGGCGCAGAAAAAGACCTACGACCAGGCAAAAAAGATTGCCGAGCAGATGTGGAAGGTCAACCAGCGCAACCTCGCCAATCAGGAAGCCCTTCGCAAGATGCAGCAGGAAAGCGCGCTTTTCGGCAAGCGAACCAATATGTGGTCGAACCTCGGTCTCGGTGATCTCACCGCCGACCCAGAGGTGGAGCTGATGAAGATGAAGATGCAGATGGCAGAAGATTATTATGCTTTCGTTTTCAAAAACTCACGCAACAAGCAGCTCCTCGATGAAGCTGACAAGGCTCGTCAGGAGGCAGAACTTGCCTATGTCAACCAGATGGCAACGGCAATGAAGAACCGGCTCTCGCAGATGCAGCAGCTCGTGCAGCCTATCGAAACCTTTGGTTCGGAAGTAGGCAAGGCATTTGCTGAAATGCGCAACGATGTAAGCAGCGCACAAGAGAGCATCAAGAACGCTCTGAAGTCTATGCTTGAATCGTGGGGTAATATGGCGCTCAACGATGTGAATACGCAGATGTGGAAGGCTATCAACGATGCAGGTGCCAAACGAGCCAAGAAGAAAGCGCAGCCTGGCATTGATGCAGCAAGAGCCAATGCTGATGCCAATGCCGTGAAGGAAGACTTCTCTAATCTCGGCACAAAGGCGAATCCGATGTATGTGCGACTGGTAGATGAGGGCGCATCTTATCTTACTCAGCAGCCGCAGTCTAACTTCGAGAATCTGCCTCCTCAGCAGCCGGCTCTCGGTTGGAATCCTGATGGTACGCCTATCATGCCTGGTAAATCTCCTGCTGCGCTTGATAACGCTCCCGTCGTGCCTTATGCGCCTACCGATTCCAAGCAGCAGGGTACACAAGAGCAGCAAAACGGTGCTCCTCATGCGTGGGCACATCGCAATCGAGACAATGCCAATGCGTTCTACCAGGATGCCGCAACGCAAACTGGTGCGGCAGCAGCCGATGCTATCGCAGGTGGCGGTTCCTGGTCCGATGTCGCAGCCGGTATCGGCGGTTCTTTCATTGGTGGCGTGATGAATACCGAGTTCAAGACTGGCGGCGGCAAATCTAAGGAAGACAAAGAAAAAGCCGAGCAGTTGAAGAAGGAGAAGAAGCACCAGAAGGAACTGAGCAAGGAGGTAAAGAAGGGCAATAAGGAACGTGAGAAGGCAACTACCCAGGGTGTTAAGAACATCACAGATGTAACTGCTGCCGGAAACAAGGAGCAGAACGAGGGTACTAAGGTGGCTTTGAATGCAGGTATGGCTATGACCCAAACGGCGCTCACTACCAACCTTGCCTATACTCAGGCTAATAATGAGGCTATGGCTCAGTCTGATGCAGCCCGTACCCAGTCGGAAGTAACCTTCTCTATTGCTGGTGCGATGGCTAAGTGTTTTGAGTTCCTAGGTCCTATCGCTGGTCCTATCGCAGCCGCGGGTGTGATGGCTACCCTCATGGGCTTACTCCAGTGGGCACTCAATTCTGCCTTCAGCGGCGGCAAGAAGAAGAGTAATACCAATACCGCCAACACCAAGCTTGTAACTGGTATGCTTACCTATGATAGCGGTAACGTGCAGGATTTGAAGCCATTTGTGGCTGATAATGGCGAAGTATATTGGGCGAAGGAGGATGACGGCAAGCAGATGCAGGGTGTGAAGATGCTTACATCTCCAACCGCCACCACCGTGAACGGGCAACCGTCTCTCGTAGCCGAGAGAGGACCGGAAATCGTGATTGGTAGGGAAACTACTCATGCGATGATGATGAATAACCCTGGCTTGCTGAAAGCACTCGTCAACTACGACCGCAATTATTCAGGAAGAAACTCAGCAAGAAGGGCATTTGACAATGGCAATGTGGGCGATGTTCTTGCAGCAGGCGCGCAAGCAGGCAATGGTAATCTTTCGTCTGGCGCGTCAGCGGCAGGCGGGTTGATTGCAGCCAGCGCAGCAAGCAATGCGGCGCTCCTGCAAGCCGTGAATGCGCTCATTCAGCGCCTGAATGAGCCTATCAACGCCAAGATCAATATGTTTGGTCGTGGCGAGCTGTATGATAGCCTGAATAAGGCTAATCAGTTTATGAAGCATAAATAGAATGAAATTTTTGTTGATTATTAGTTGTTAGTTTTTAAGTTTTTATTATGTTTTTAGTAAGGCTGTTTCGCTGTGAAGCGAGATAGCCTTTTTCGCTTAAATTTCTTTTTGGTCCCATTTTGCGACCAAACCCATCATTTAGTGGGCTTTTGATAACTCGCTGATTTAGTGGGCTTTTTGGTCTCAAAAGCATATCTTGGTCCCATTTTTCCCCGAAATTCACTACTATATATAAAATTTTCCGTGTATTTTTTCTTTTCCCTAAAATCAAAAACCCCTAACTCCAAACTAGAAGTTAGTAGCATTAACGGCTTTGCCGTAAACATCAGACAATAAGGTAGTTATGGGGATATGAGGGAGTGGCAGCTAGCGAGAAAAATACAGGATTTTCTACATATATTTTACATATTTCTGAAATATTTTGTTTCTCCTGCGTACATTTGTTTTTAGAAAATTAGATAAAAATGAGACCAAAATAAAGCAAATTGCTGAAAAACAAGCAAATAGCAAAAAATCGTAGTGGGCTAGCAGGGGGCAATGGTGGGGCAGCAGTGGGACAAAATCCCTCGTTTTCTCAATTAATGGGCTTTAACATTTCAGCCTTCAAAATAAAAATGGGACCAAAATCGGCAAAATGAGACCAGATTTCGCATCCTGGTCCCATTTTTTGGAGAAATGCCAAATCCTCATTCATGCTTGGGTTGGGGATTGCAAATTCCTGATAAGTGGTCGAGCCTTTTTTGTCTGCGGATTTCAAATCCGCAGGAACGCCTAACGGACTAGAGCCTCTCCCTCTAGCCTCCGTTATCTGCAATTTCACCACTGATTTGCCGTCAAAATATATAATAATTCTTAAATATATAACTTATATCAGATATTATATAACTTACCTATACTATTTTCGATTTATTTTTGTATCTTTGCAGCAGATTTAGTATAATTGATATATGTAAGGTATGTTTGAGGAAATATGTTCCATCTACAAGTCCGCTACGGATGCCCATGGTGATTTCGTCGATATGGAGACGGGCGAGTGCATTCAGCAGATGTCTATCCGTGAGTTCTGTCTGACGGATAGATGGAAGCCGTATGTAGAGAAGCTGAGAGCCATGCGACAGCAGTATGGCAGCAAGGCGAAGAAGATGCCGGAGTATATCGAAACGAAGAAGATGCTTCCAGGTGCCACACTGAGCGGTCTCTTCAGTCTTTATGAAGACGAGAGTTTAACCCATCCCGGCCAGCGGGTAATGGTTTCACGCCGTGAAACACATCTTCAGCAGCATACCGGATGGCTGGCCATCGACATCGACCTTCAGGACAATCAGCAGCTTACCAGTTTTGAGAATATCCGCATGGTGGCTCGCTTTCGTCCGGAGATAGGTCTGCTGATGCGTTCCTGTTCGGGTACCGGATATTTCGGATTGGTTCGCCTGGCTTATCCCGATAGACACAAAGAGCAGTTCAAGGCTATCCTCAAGGAATACGCAGCCCTGGGCATCGTGCTCGACAAGCAATGCGGCAATATCGGACGTGTGCGCTTCGCCTCATGGGATGATGCAGACCACATATATATTAATAACAATGTGCAGCCTTATCAAGGTTTGGCGACAGATGAACCGCAGGTGATACCACAAGCAAGACCGATGTATCGGCAGCCGCAGAGTAACGCCTCCAGCGCTTACGGCGGCAGCGACAACAGAGCCTTTTGGAATGATCCACGCACGCAAGACCGCATCATCGAACTTATCGTAAAAGCTTTGGTGAGCCGAAACATCAACATCACGGAAAGTTATGATGAGTGGACCAAGGCAGGTTGGGCATTGAAGGCACACCCCTACGGCGAACGTCTGTTTCACGAGCTTTCAGCCTGCAGCCGGAAGTACAACGCTGCCCAGGCATCTCAGAAGTGGCGGCAGCTAGGCAGAAGTACCACCGTGAGTTACAATTACCTCATCCACGCCTGCAAGCAGAATCTTGGTGAGGCCGAGTATCACTCCATTCTGCGGCAAGTATGGGCAGAGCGAGGTTAATTCCATTATCTCGCCCCCGTTCCCAGCGATTCTATCGCTGGTCCACAAGCAGAAAAAAAGAATTTTAATACATATAAGATTAAAGATTATGGCAAAAAGAAAAGTAAAAATCCCGAAGGGGTCATGGCTCGATCAGAAAGGTCAGCGATGGATGAAAGTAGTGTTCGATGTAATGTCCGGTTTCGGGGGGGGTGAAAAGTTCATCCGTCAGATCAATTTGGATTTCACCTGCAACTTCGATTTTGGACTGAAGAAATATGTAGCTAATATGGATGATTATGGTAATCTGCGAAACATCGTGTTGCAGAAATACCCATCGCTGGCGAGATATGGAGATTTTCGCATGGTGATGACAACCCATCAAGTAAAATGATAAATTATGAAATTGATAACGATTATTGGGCCCTCTGGGGCAGGCAAGGACACGGTAGCAAACATGTTGTCTGCCATCCTGGGATATGAAGTACTCTGTTCCTATACTACCCGGCCTATGCGGGAAGGTGAAGTTGACGGTAAGGAGCATCATTTTGTTAATGAATGCAACGTTCCCAAAAGCGAAATGCTTGCTTATACCCGATACGGTAACTATGAGTATTGGACGAAGAAAAAGCAGGTGGCAGGTGCCGCCATTTACGTCATCGACGAGAAAGGATTGATGGAACTAATGGAGCGCTGCCCGAAAGCCAAGATCATTACCGTCTATGTTTCGGCAAAGCCGGAAACCTTGAAGAAGCGTGGTATCTCTGAAAAACGTACCGACAGAGACCATTATCGCGTACAGATTGATTTCAACAGCTATGATTATGTGATACCAAACAACCGAACGATTTTTCATCTTTGGGACTACGTTGCGTTCGTAGCCAAGAAGATAAGAGAGCAGGAATTGGGCATTCCTAACCATTCTGTAAAGTAAGTTCAAAGTGAATATCCAGTACCGTTACAATACAGACTGAGTACAGACTGGGCACAGATAAAATAATGGCAAAAATAACTACCCATTCACCCATCGCGGGTATATTAGGCAAGCTGCATAAGATAGGTAACATCTTTGCCTTTGTCTCCAATCGGTATTGGGATGGCGTGATAGATTTTTAATATATAAAACATCAAATAAGAAACAATATGAAAATGATAATTCCTGGTGTTGAGTGGTGGCCTCAGAAGACCGCCGCAC